TTCGAGCAGGAAGCTGGACCTACACGGTAGATGGGCGCTTGCTTTCGAGCAGCGGCGTCTGTATGCGACACGCCACTACCGATGAAATCGCTGCTGCTGATGCTAGCAAAAGTTTAGGTGCGCAATGATGAAAATTGATTGGTATCGCCTCATTCCAAGGTACTGGTTCCAGTCCTACCCAACCTGCTGGGAGTGGGACGAAGTCTTGAACCGTTTGCTGGATAAGCACCCAGTTCAGATACAGAACCACATGGTGGCTGAAGTGGGTGAGACTCGAGTATCCATCTACGACTACCCAAAAAGCTTCGGATACCTTTTTAGCTTGGGCAACTGCCATTTGCCTTCAGTGAAGACGAGAAAACGGCTTCACAAGATAGTGGAAAAGCAAAGCGCGGACGACAAAGAAAGGCACTACAGGCAAGCCTTACACAAAGCCAAGAAATCTATCGGTGGCGTGTGAGAAACAACCACAGCAACTCAAGCAATGAACGCAAGCGCGTAACGCGAAAGGACCAAGGTATGCAAAACCGCACCGAACTCAAACAGCAAATGAAAGACGACATGATCGCGAAGCGATTTGCACACACACCAGACGACGTCAAAGCCGAGTGTAAGGCAGTGGCTGCTATGCTGGACGCCAACGACGTTGTTGGCGCGAAGTCAAGATTCACTGCCTTCTGTGTTGACCGACGGATTGGCCTCGGTGAACGCGCGATGTTGGCTGACCTCGTCGGTCTGTATCAAGCAAGCCACTGAAAACGGCGGAGGGTGAAAACTGTGTCAGGTATTCTACGCATCACATCAAAACACAAGCCAAGGGCGCTGGTGTCGCTTGTGCGCAAGCGCGGTGACACGTCCTTTGGGTCCAACCTTGACCTGGATGATGAAAAGATTCGCGCGATGATCCCAGACGTGTCGCCGCACGGTTTCGTCGTGTCACGCGGCAGCGCGATCATGCTTGCGGGGCTCGTTAACGTACGCCCGCACACGGATACGGCTGTGGGTGATCTGAAAACGAAACACGGTCTGTTTGGGTTGCTCAGCGGCGGCAAGAACGCCGAACTGCTCGTGCGGCGCATCGGTGACAGTGAGTGGGACGTCACCAAACTCACCCCAGGCGACTGGGTGGTTTTCAGAGACGACCTCGAACACCTGGTGATGGCGGAAACGAAATGGCTTGGGGTTGCTGTGCAATTGGCGCCAATTGATGCCACTGCCGGCGCTTAAGTCTAAAGGTACACGTTGAGCAGTCAACTGAAAAGTCAACCCCTCACGTGGTAAACTACAGTTCACATTGAACGCAAGAGGAAAGGGTATGAACACCAATCAGCAAACGAAAGACGACGGCCTCGAGGCTTTGGGCAGCGTGCCGGTCACCGGTCACATTTCACCTGAAGAGGTCACCAAGATCATTTCAGACCTCGTGATCATGTATGAGAACGAAGTGAGCGCGTGGCGTAGCAAGCACAACGTCATCCTGAACCGCGCGAAAGACTTCATTCAACGGGTAGGTCGCAAATGATTTAAAAATAATTAGCAAAATGGCTTGCAGCAAACTGCTTTTTGCTATAGTATAGCTTTATCAACACACAGTAAGGCTACTGGAAATGAAAGCTAAAAGCTCAGCGTCGCGTCAGGATCTGATCGACATGGTTCGTTTCACTTGCGCGTTCATGAAAAGTGACGGCAGTCTGCGCTTCGGTTTGTTTGAAGCCGTAGACGAACCCAAGGACCACGACAATGTCCTGACGGTGAAAGAAGTCAGCACCGGCGAGTTTCGTCGCATTCGCGTCGACCGCATCGTTCAAGTGCGCAAAGAGAACGACATCCTGAACTTCATGGCCGTGTAACGGTTGGCCGTCTAACGGATGGGCTATCGCTTAGCCGTGTAACGGAAGTCTTATCGGAGGGTTCGGGCACCGTGTACCGCCCCTCCATTTTTATAATCTTTTTTTGGAGTCACGTATGACCATCTACGTCATCGACATCGAAACCCTGTCAACCGAATTCAACGCCGTTGTGCTGTCCATCGGCATGGTGGCACTCACAAGTGAATTCAAAATCAAGGGCAAGTTCCATCACACCCTCCCCGCAGAAGAACAAGCCGCTCGCGGTCGCCACATTTGCCACGACACCATGGCGTGGTGGGCCAAACAAGACCAAGCGTCGTTTGATGTTGCTTGCGACATTTCACACGGTTTGACTGTGGGTGAGGTCCTGGACAAGTTTCAGCAGTTCATCAAGCAGACGCGCGATCCGCGGGACAACACGTTCTGGGGCAACGGCAGCGACTTTGACAACGTCATCATCAAATCCCTTCACACCGACTTTGGCTACGAGCAGTCGCTTGAACGGTTTGGTAATCGCTGCTTCCGCACACTGAAAAACATCTACCCACACATCACCCCACCGCCGTTCGTGGGCCAAAAGCACAATGCGCTCGATGACGCTTTGCACGAAGCCGCCTGGCTCGCGAAGATCGTCAAGCAAACCGGCATCAAGATTTAACGAACCTCACCTGGAGATCAAACGATCATGGCATCAACCGACATCAAAGACAAGTACCGTCACGCGCGTCCGCTGCGTCCGCTGCACACGAAACTGAACCGCAACGCTGAGAACGTGTTTGCAAGCGACAACCCACGGCGTCGCGAGTTTGAGTCGTTCTGTGCAGTGGCAAAGCGCAAGGCGCTGATGTCCATCATCATGTCGCCTGAGGGCTACACGAACACGAGCAGCCGTCAGCTCGTCTACAACATCCTGGCTGGAAAGTACAAGATCACAGCAGACGAGTACGATGAGGTCGTTAAAGAAGCCATGGCAATCACGTTGCAAGCTGAAAACGAAATCGGTGACTTGCAGCGCGAAGCACGTCGCAACTACCAGCGGAACTACCGCAACAACAAGAAAGCGCCGCGTTCGGTGAGAAAAGCCCTCATGATCGAGGCTTTGAAATCGCACATGGGCAAGTTCGCTTTGACCGAAGGGCTGTACAAGACACCCAGTTTGTCTGAGGGCGTCAACATCCTGGCCAAAGGTTCACGGCACCCTGAGGTCGGTGAGTTCAAAGACTTCATCTCGCAACCTGGGCGCTACCTGTTTGGGTATCTGCTCGTGAACGAATCACACGCCCACACGACGGCTGAGAAGTTGACCATCATCATCGCAAAAGGTCAGAAGTGCATCACACAGCGCCAATGGGACCGTTGCATCAAACCCGCCATGAACTTGTATCGTGAAATCGAAAACGAAGTTCAAGCGAAACTGAATTCAACCAAAGCGTAAAGGTAAAGGCCATGAGCAAGGACATGGGCATGAGCATGAGCAAAGGAACACGGAAGTACATCTTGGGTGAAAAGGGCAAGATCGACATGGAGATCATCGAACCCTATGCGTCACGGTACAGGCTGGTTGACGTTGTCAATTACCACACTCAAGAGGACGGCGTTTGTGGCCCAGGCGACACGACACCGCAACGGTCTGAACTCAACGAGTTTTTGACGAAGAAAGGGCGCGGTCAACTGCTTGGGGTTTTGTTGTCTCACGAAGAACACACGGAAAAGACCCGCCTTTCGTTCATTCGTGACTTGATGATTGGGCGCCGTGTGGTAAGCAAGCATCAATTTGAGAACATCGTCAAGCCGGCGATGGAAACCGCACAAGAGATTGAGCGCGTGAGCGAAGAAAGTGCCCAGCTCAAAAGAAAGGCACGTCGTGGCACCGTAGTGGCGCGATAGGCGGTTTGATGTCAATGGGGGCTATCTAGCCCCTTTTTTATTTGACCCACGCGATCGCGCACGAGATAGCCAGCACGACACTGGGGGCGTTTTCACAGATCAGATGAGTGCGCGGTTTTGTCCTGTCACCAAGCCAGAGGCACACCAAGCTCGAAAACCTTTGAAAAAAAGTATGCAAAATTAGTTTACAGCGTAACCCAAATTGCATATAATTAACTTACACGGTGCAGAACTTAAGCGCACACCAAGGGTCACGCACCAAGAGTCACACACTATCAAGGGGCACACCATGGGAAACACCATGAACGGTTTCAAAAACAAAGCAGAAGCGCAAGATGCGGGCTTCGTGCGTGCAGCATACGGTGAGGTCCACAAGTACCGCGGTATGATCTTGCACACCATCGATGTCAGCGGCAGCGGTGCTCGCGGACATGCTTTTGAGATTCATCTGAACGCTGAAAACAACAACTGGGGTTTTGACGGAGAGGCCTGGAAAAAAGCAAACTTCCTCGCTGCCCTGATGGAGCAAGCGGGTGTCGCAAAGTCTCAGAGTGGGTGGGGTTACGCCCTCGGAAAAAGCCAACGGATTTGGTACACTGAAGATCTGGACCAAACCGAGCAATCGGACTGTTTCACCGTTGCGTACCACCAAGACACTATTGATGCTGCTATCAAGAAAGCAGAAGGGATCATCGACGCTTACCGTGCATTTTACCCGGAGCAACTTCCCGGGTGACTTGTGGGGTGACTTCCCGGGTACTTCCCGGGTGTTTTTTTGGAGGATGTATGAATCATCGAGAATTTTCTTTACAGATGTCGCCTGTTGCTAACACAGACGAAAGTGAACTGCCACCCGACCTACTTCACGGCATACCCGTAGAGCCGCCCAGCCCTGACAGCATCAGGAACATGCGCATGGCGTACGAGTTGAATCAGACTCAGGCCGCGGCCGCGGTGGGTGTTGCAGTGCAGACGTGGGCAGCATACGAAACCGCAGCCGTGGATGGAAGTGGCTGTCAACCGTCGTCGGCAATCTGGGGTTTGTTTCTGTTGGCCATCGGTCAACATCCGCGCGGACGATTTGTCAAAGGCTAGATGAGCATCACGCGCTCGAAGTCATAAAAAGCCCCGGTCACTTTTGGCCGGGGTTTGATTTTGATGGGCTCCGCAGTTTCACGCGCCCCATCAGGAACGTCTTATTACGCCTCAGCGGATTGGCTGCTGGTCATGCCCCAAAGGACCCCGTCCAGCAACGGGGAAACAACTGTGTGGTCATGACGTGTTTACTTTCCTGTGAACAGCAGACGCTCAGCCTCACGACGTCGTGTCAGGCCCGGCAGTACCTTGCCGCCCGCTTTGTTCCAGCGTGCAAACTGAGCCGCTGCGCCTGCGTAGTTTTTATCGTTCAGTACCCGCAGCAGCGTACTGCCTTTGAGTGCCGACAGACCCAGGTTGTACGCGAAACTGACCAGTGCGTCAAACTGACCTTGTGTCAGTGGGACTTGAACGTAGCGATCTACTCCAGCCTCATAGCTTGACAGCATAGCACGAAGCATGGTTGTGGCGTCCGCTTCACTGACGGGTTTGTCTGCCATTGTGACGCGTCGCCCGTCTGGGTAATACGTTGCGCCGTAGCCAATGGTTGGAACGCCCGCTGGACATTTGTACGGCTTGGCTCGAAAGCCTTCGAACTGCTTAATCAATTGCAGCCCTTTGTCGCTTGTTTTCATCGTTTGCTCCTTGTTTGCTTCTTGTTTGGTTGTGGGGTCAAGTGTTCGTGCCCCCGGCTGGGGGCTGTTAAATCAAACAGTAATTCCGCCTTGAGCAGTCACAACGCTACGGACCCAAGCCAGCACATCGGTCATTTCTGTACTGCTCAAAATCCGGCTGAAGCTGGCAAAGAACGCGATGTCACACTGTCCGTTCTGCACCCCATAGTTAGACCCGACCCGCAGATAGGCGTCTGTAATCAAGTGCGGATTGGTGCTTGATGCAGTCAGCATGGCAGTGGTAGTCTGGTTTGCAAACGTGCTGCCAGATGTGGCAGGTACTTCGTGCGTGTACAGGGCCCAGTCACCATTGGTGGCCTGCGTCATGGACTGAAGGCCACTTTCAACACCCCCAATAGAAACTTGCCGCTGTGCTCCGGCATTCATCACGCCATTGCCCTGGTACAGAAAAATACCCCCGGAATAGTTAGCCGGGTTACTGTTGACCAGCGGATTCGTGTAGGTGCCATAGACTGCGCCAGACTGCGATGCAAAAGCGCCACTGCCAACCATGCGAGCCACGACAATGACGGTCTGGTCGGCACTCTCTTTCAACTGCGTCTGCAGATAATGCGACCCGCCAGTGAAGCGGGTATATCCGGTGAAGTCGGTGGGGCTACCCACCACCGTGGGGTTCGGTTTGCCTCCAATACGATTGAACGCCTTGTTTCCATTGCTGCCCATCAAAAAGAGTGCATCACAGCCAGAGACTGGAGGAATAATCTGGGCAGTAGGGGGAATATTGGTAACGCTGGCAGTCTTGATCAGCATGTCGGGGTCCTTATGCGGTGGTGATGGTTTGAGTGAAAGTGCGGAACATCTCGGCATACCCGGTGTTGTTCGGGTGCAGGCCGTCATCGAGATAGCTGGTGGTGCTGCCTGCGGTCAGCTCATAACTGGCTGTCGCGGCGTAGAAATCCACGAAGGACAGGCCCAGCTCGGTGGCCACGCGATAGACCGCATCACGGACCGTGCCGGTGCTGAAGTAATAAACAGGATTTCCGGGGAAATCGAACTCAGGCGCGGCTTTGGGCGGTGCGGACAAGCTGATCTTGATCGCGGGCCGGTTGGCTTGGACCCACGCGACAATGGCTTTCAGGTTGTCCGTCAAGTTGGTGACGCCCTTGGTTCCCCGGTTATTCGTGCCCAGCTTGATCAGCAGATGGGTGGTGTCGGCTGGCACAGCATCCCCCAGAATCAACGGGCTGGCCGTGGGCAGCCACGTGGCTGTGCTGCTGCCGGAGAGGCCGTTGTTGCGCAGGGCGATCAGGCGGTTGTGCCGGAATCCCTGAATCCGCAGCGGATAGGTTCCAGTGTTGACGATCTTGAACGTGTTGGTGCCGAAGCTTGGTGCAATGAATGAAACCACATTATTGTGGACCAGACTTGCGCTGTAGGTGTTGATCGTCTGGGTGCCGGAGCCGTTACAGTCCAGCGTGAAGGTACTGGCCGCGTTCGCGTTCTGGCTTTTCCACAGCACGTCCACGCTATCCCCATACACCGTGACGCTGGCATATCCGCCCACTGGAATGTCGAGCGCACGTCCAGATAGCGCATATGTATCCACCGCTACAGTGCAGCCTGAGGATTTAGTGATCCGCGTGTCCAGATTGCAGAACTGCGGCACCCGATAGCCTGCGAAGCCGGAATATTTGTTAGGGTCGGCATTGGCCGGGCTGAATCCCGCCACCAGTTCTGCCGGATCGCCGGTCTGCGCCCCGGCCATCATGCCCAGCCAGCGTCGCAAGAGATTGATGTAGCTGCCGCTGGTGTAGTTGTTGCGCGGGTCGGCTAGCGTTTTGTTACGCGGGGTGGCAGTGGCTGTGCCCGTGGCACCGATTCCCCAGCAGATGCTGTCCCCGATGGCGGTGACCACGACGGATTGCAGCGGGTTGCTCAGGTCAGCCAGCAGGCCCTGCAGGGCCGTGGTGGTCACCACCGGGGTTGGTGTAGGGGTGGGCGACACCGACCCGCTGCCGGCACTGCGTGAGTCATAGAACACTTGGCCGAACTTGCCAACTGCTTGCACATACCCAAGCTCGTCGTTGATCAGCTCCAGGCCCACCGCGCCCAGCTTGATCGTCCCGGCGGTGCTCATGTCAATGCTGCCGGAGCCCAGTGTGATGCCGTCTTTTGTGATCCGTACCCCAGCCAACGGCATGTTGATCCCATTGTTGATGTCGAGGCTAATCAGTGCAGCTCTCATCAGGTTTACTAAATAGATCCCGCCATCTGTTTGTAGGTCATTGTCAATTAACGCTTTACGGTCATTAATTGCAACCTGAGCTGGATCGTAAGCAGACTTGACCCAAGAAGTACCGTTCCACGAGTACACGCCATTATTGGTTGACGTTGGATCATTCGTTACGTTCGCCAAGAAACTTGATTTATCACTCTCTGAATAGCTGTTTAGTGCAGCTAGTGTGGCAAAGGGACGATGCCCACTAAGGTTGCTCTGAATTGTCGGTATCAGTACATTAATCCGAGCCTCTGTAGCAGCGTCAGCACTGGCTCGTGTTGCACTCTCCGCATAGACTGCGGCTTGCAGACTGGTAAGCATGGTGGGATCAGCAGGTTCACCTTGTGGCCCTTGTGGCCCTTGTGTGCCCTGTGGACCTTGTGGTCCTTGTGGTCCTTGCGGGCCAACGTCACCCGTGTCGCCCTTCAGCCCTTGTGGTCCTTGTGGACCGGCGGGTCCTTGAATGCCCTGAATGCCCTGTGGACCCGGCATTAGCGAAATATTCCCAATCTGCTCAATCAGTGTAGCATCAGCCGCTTGGCGGGCTTCAATCTCTTGGGCTAGCAAGCCGCTCGGACCCTGTCCGGCCACCAAACCATCAACTGCAATGGAGACAGGTGATAGGGTACCGCCACCCACTTTGAAAAACAGTACATGCGGATCAACCAGTGGCGCATCGCTCAGTGTTCGCCACTCGCCATCAATGAATGCGCTGGTGCTGTGGTCCGTCCATTGCAACGGAACTTCGGTACCGGCGGCAACTTGATAGCTGGTATCGTAGACTCCCATGGACATATTGCCAACTGTAATGGCGAGTGAAGGTGCTGAAGGGGGTAGAGTGTTTCCGCTGATGACTGCGACGTAAAGCAACCCACCAGGACTCTCAGACATGGTCAATGTCCCGCCCGGCGCAACCGACAGCGGAAAGGTCATTGTCATCCCCGGATAGCCGCTGATCGTTCCGCCCGTGTACGTCAGAGTCCCATTTTCATAAGTGGCATTTTGCAACGCTGCATTGCCGCTGCCGGTCTCGTAAATCGCGCGAACTTGCGCTTGCAAAGTGTTCAGCGCGGCGGGGTCTGTTGCGCCGACGTTTGCGATTTCATCTGAGAGTGTGTCAACGGTGTCCAGCAGCGAAGCGATGGCGGTTGTGTTGTTCGCTTGATCTAGCTTCAGCGTTTCAATGTCGCTTGTGATGCTTTGTGGGATTTGAAACGACGACAGGATATTGGCTTTGCACTCATCCGACAGGCTCCACTTCTTGGTTATCTGCGAGAACACAAAATCAGTGCCCATCTCCTTAGTTTCAATCACGTTAATTGAACGCAACATGACATTCCTCCACTCTATTGTGTTGTGTTAGCGATGGGCTAGAACAGCGTTTCATCGGCTGAATTTTTAAGAACGAAAGGGACACTGACTTTCATTTCACTTGCATATGTCCCACTTTTGTCACTCACATAGAGGGCGAACTGTGTCTCAGAAACCTTGACGATGTACAGTGTATCGGGATCAAAATCTGTGGGCAGCTCAAGTACCTTCACAATATTCATGTCATCTCCTTACCAAATGGCATCAGACTCAGGTCTCTCACGCGGTGTCTGTTCGGTGTTTGTGTTTTCAAGATTGATGGGAGCAGTGGCTTCGCTTCGCAACTGGGCGTACCGCTTCACTTCGATGTCTGTGGTGCCCGTCAACTGCGTTTCGTTCAGTGCGACGCTTGCGAACTTATCGGGCGTAACCAGCGGCGCGAAACTGCTTTCGCTGGCATTGAACGTGATGTGGCCCAGCTCGTCGCGCGTGAAAATGTAAGCTGAATTTAGCTCACGCAAAGTGAGCACCCCATGCACTAACCTTGGCGTCACGTTGTTCTCACAAAACAGCGCGATGGGTTCAATACACAACTGGGCCACCACCCAATCGTCTAGGGCAGCGAAATCGGTGATCGTCTTTTCTTTCTTCAGTTTATTGATCACGACGCGCGTGGTTAGGTGCCGAACGTCTCGCCCGTTCACCATGAGCAGATAAATGTAGGGCGCGGTGAAAGGGTAGGCGGTCAGTCTGTTGAAAGTATCAAAGTGGTCGGGTGTCAACGTGGGGTTCAGCCAACTGACCGTGTAGTGTCCTGGACTGTAGTACAGCACCACGAACCCAAGTGATCGGTATTGTAACGCGGTCTCATCATCTGAATTGACCACAATTTCAAACTTTCTGCGATTTACGGCGTCAAAAATTGCCTGGGCGTCAATGGCCATGATGGGTGCTCACTTTTCACTCACGGTACTTAACTCTTAAATAACTAGACGGGTTTGCAGGTGATCAAAAATGAGCTTAACGAGGAACCCACAACAACCACAGGGTAGTTTTCAGGGCGATAACATTGTACTGAATGTTCTGTTGCGCGAGATTCAGATGCTGCGTCAGGACATTGAGGGACTCACGGAGACAGTCAATTCACTGTCAAATGAAGTAAAAGAACTCAAGAACAACCACACTCTCTTAATTGAAGCCTTTCCGGGCGGGGACGTACATCGACATCGACGGCAGCACGAACGCAAGTGGTTTAATTTTTAAGGACAGGACATGAGCGATCTGATTAGTTTGGGTGACGTGGGCAACATAGTAACCAAAAGCACGATTGAAGTCGCTGCTTTGGTCAGTGGTGCCTATGCGGCCTATGTCACCTTTAAGCACAAATTGCTTGACGTGAACAAGGCGGACGTTCAGATTTCAAAGTACGAAACTGAGCGCGAGCTGTTCACGCTGATGTCTGACAACATGAAATGCCTTCAAGACGAAATCAAGACACTGAAGAAAGAGGCAGCCGATCTCATAAAGCAACTTCACATGAGCGAAAGTGAGACACGGGTTTATGAAAGGCTGTGTGAAGATTACGAATTTGAACTAAAGCAAGCGCGGGCACTGAACAGCATCCTAACCCACGCCCTGGCTCAATTTGAAACTGAATTGCAAAAGATAGTTGAAGGTCGTGAATGAACACTCACGACCCATCACCATCATCCACCTTGCGTCGCGCCTTGGCGATGATATCTCGCGTCACTTGCTTCTGGGGCGGTGGCGCTTCATCGCTGTAATAATTGTTCTGCTGGTTCACGACAATTTTTGAATTGGGTAGCGGCGCGTCGTCTTGCGGTACGCTTGAAATGTTCACGCTGCGAATCTTTTCACTGACGATCCCCATGCTCATTGCCATTTCGGTCATCGTTTTCATGTAGCCGCTCACGGCGGTGACCATTTTGGGGTCTTGCATCTCAACCATCAGCGAAACCAGGTGTTCAAAATTGTCGTGTGCAGTCTCAAGCGTCTGCTTGATTTTGTCCTGCGAGTCCCTCAACTCACTCAAGTGTTCGGCGTTCGCGGCGTCAATCTTTTCACTGACGCTTACGGTTGCAAGCGCACCGAACTCAGACTCAATTTCTTTGTTGATGTCGCTGTCGCGCACTTGTGTCTCACTTCGCGCCACGCCCAATTTATCACCGATGGCTGACATAACTCAATCCTCAAATTTGACGTTTTGGTCTAGGGTATCTTTCGTGACATCAATCACACTCGAACGCTGTGATGCAACGGGCTCGTCACTTTCGTCTGTGTAGATGTCCACGATGACTTCTTTAATCAAGTTGACTTTTCGCAGGTCCTGGAACAGATAGGTTTTGGCAGTGAATGTCATGCTGCCGGTGACACTGCGTCGTTCATCACTTTCAGCATAGTCCTCAAGTTCGATACTGACAGACGTCAGGTTGAATGTGATGTTCTGTTCGGTCTCAAAACCTTTGACGGGCTTGATGGTTACGGTCAAGTCTGGCGCGAAGTTTGGGACGATTTGCTCGATGATGCGAAGTAGATCTTCAATGCGAGTCGCCATAATCATGAGTTCAAAGTCAACGTCGAACGGAACCTTGTTGTACATGATGCTAGCGTAGGGCAAATCGTCTTTCACCGTGTGGCGCTTGACTGTGTTGCTGCGAATGTGGTTTAGGACATTCATGTTCCGGTCGCTCGCGAACCCAAGGCTGCTCATCTTGTACGCCATGGCGGGCGACGTGTTGTTGGGTTGCACTTGCAAGTTTTCCGCGTGGATCACTTCATAAAAGGTCGAACGGTTGGCGAAGTGCAGCGGGACTTGGATCTTCTTGTTGTCCGCCACGTCAATCACGATGTTCTGGAACATGGAAGCAAACGCCTTCATACAGTTCTCAAGATTGCCGTGGTAGTACGTTTTCCCAATGTTCATTTCACGTCTCGACTAAAGGGGTTTTTCTTTCTGACGAGTATCGGCGCCGTGACGTTCTCAAGTGCGTCGTTGATTTGCGAGCTGTCAAAATTGTCCATGATGAGGTTGTTCAACTCGCCTTCACCCACGACGTTGGCATCGTCGAACGAGGCAGTGTAAACGTCACAAATCAGTTGATATGCGTGCATTCCGCCAAACTGCTGCTTATCTGGAAAGCCCTGCCGCACGGCCAGGATTTGATACAAGCCAGCCATGTAAGATCCTTCGATTGCATCAAAGTCACCGACCGCAACAAGGTCACCTTCACGCGGGCGCGACAGTTCGGTGTCGTGTGGTGCCACACTTTGTTCCCACCGTTTGACCGACACCACAAGTTCAATTCGATCGGCGGCCACGATGCCCCACGGGTCCATCGACAGCGAAGTCATGAATCCTTGGCCTTGTGTGTTGTCGTACATCTCAATGTCGTATGCGTGGTTGTACTGACTTTGTCGAACTTCGGCGAGTAGAATGTTTACATCCTGATACTGTCGCTTGACGTATTTCACGTCGATGCCGTGTAGCGCAATTGCTTCAGCAACCAGGTCACTGAAGAGTTCTGATTCTTTGTTGTTCTTCGCGTGTCTGAAATACGGGCTTGCTGGCATTGTAGTGGCGTCTCTGACGTTTTAACATACTTACCACTACAAAGGTACCAGAGGCGTCAGATACCGCCTTAAAACGCGCGAGATTAGAAGTCTCGAGTATTAATGATGAGGTTGTACAGCTCAGACACGCGAGACAAAAGTGCGTCATCGCATTCACGAATGACACACAAGCTCATGTTCGGGTGCGTCACGTAGCGGCGACTGTCCTTCTTGAAATCATACCCATCGCGGTGCAACTGTACGATGATGTATCGGTGGCCGCTGTTCTTTGCAAGGAAATCCACTTCCTCGGTAAACCCACAATCGCTCACCGATACGACGCTGCCCTGATCTTGGTTGATTTGCTTCAGTAGCTTTTCAGCAAAGCAATAGGGGCCGTGCTTGTTCTTCAGCACGTCTTCACTCACGTGGATGAAAAGCTCACGCAATGTCATGCCGTGTGAAAAGACTTGGTCCTTTGATGTTTCGTAGCGCGATGCAAGTTCACTCAACGTGAGGTTACAAAGGTCTGCCACGTGCTGGTAAAGTGGGGCGGCGAACTTGTAGGTGTTGACGCCGTGGGTGTCGCGCAAGTGTTGGCAAGCAAAATCCTTCCCTACCCGCGGCGGCGCGTTGAACAGCAAGACAGTTTTTTGATCACTCGTCGTTTTCAATTTGATTGACCTTCTCATTGTAAGAAAAAACGCAATCTAAAAGACGATCTGCCATATCGGGCGTGAACTCAGTGTCGTGTACGCGCACAACGAGCAAAATGAAACGAAGCAACGCAAGTGCGAACCAAGCGAGCATCACGGACGTGAATGCCACGGTGTAGCTGTATGGCGTGAATGCGGTGAGCAGCCCAATCATACACTGACAAGCCAGAAACCAATTGACAGTCAACGTACAGTATCGGGTAGGCGAGTCAATTTCGTTCATGGCCATGACGCATTCAATCAGCAACTGCTTATAGAGCTTGAAGTCGTCGTCGAAATCTAAGGCATCTCGACCATACATGTAAGCGTGAAACAAGTCCATGGCGACCCCCGTTAAAAACCCCACGCGGTGTGGGGTCTGTGTGTTGTGTTATTTTACCCTTGGCAGGACAGGCATTCGTCGCCGTCGTCTGGGTCACTCACACGGTTTAGCGCATGGGTGAGTGAAGTGTCTTCGAGCGCGTGACGCTGGCTGCCCTTGGACGTTGACTTGCTTCGCATATAGTAGAGACCTTTGATCTGTGGGTTGAATGCTGCGTACAAATGAACGTCGCTGATCTCCTCTTCCTTGGCATTGCCGTCAAACATCAGATTGATGGATTGGTGCTGGCAAATGTAGGGCGCTCGGTCGGCAGCCAAGTCAATGATGGTCTTTTGGTCAATCTCATACGCGGTCTTGAACACTTCTTTTTCAAAGTCGGTCAAGTAGTCGAGTGTCTGAACGCTGCCGTCAAGCTCGGTGACAATGCGATAAATTTCCTCCTCACTCTGACGACCCTTTTCGCTCATCAGTTTTGAGAACTCAGGAATCAAGCGATGGATGGTTCCGCTAGCAACTTTTTGGCTGAAGCCCACGCCAATTTCAGGTTCGATGGACGGACTGACCGTGCCCAGGATAATCGAGTTCGACATGGTAGGTGCCACAGCGGTGCGGTGGGTGTTGCGCACGCCAAAGCCCACACACCATTCAGGTTCACCGAGCTCACGTGCAAGCATCTGGCTGGCTTCAAGCGACTGGTCGTGAATATGCTTGAAGATTTCAATGTTCAGTCGCTTGCATTCGCTTGATTCAAACGGAATCATCTTGGTGCGAAGCAGTGTGTGAAAGCCCGTGACGCCCAAGCCCAAAGCGCGAGACTTCACAGTGCCCTGGTAAACGCGCTCAAACACACGACGTTCTTTTGGCGGCATAGCATCAACGATGGACAAGAACTCACTGATGACACAGTCCAGGAACACGGTGGCGACTTGTACTGCGTCGGTGTCTTTCCACTCATCGTACCGAGCCAAGTTCAAACTCGACAGACAGCAAGTGTAACTGTGGTCAATGTCCTGTGAGAGTGTGATTTCGCTGCACAGGTTCGATGCCTTGTTTTCAAGACCGAACTTGGCATACATGGGCGGCTGCATTCGCTTCACGCGGTCAACGAACCAAAAGTAGCCCTTGCCGTGTATTGCACGCAAAGTCATATGTTTTTGATATCGGCGAATGGTTTCAGGGTCGTGTTCAGCGAGACGCTTTAGGTCATCGTCGTGATAGATGATACCGAGGTTGCGTCCTTCAGGGTCTTTCATGATAAGATCGACAATCTCATCAAAGTCGCCGTGTGACAGCGGCAGATAACCCGCCCACGACCCACGACGTGCTGTGCCCTGCGATACGTCTGTCATGACCTGTGACATCATCTTGAACACGGGCACCACGCCCTGTGATTCACCGCCGCGTGAAATTGAACTGCCCCGCGGGCGAATGTCGCCAAGGTAGCTTGACGTGCCAAAACACTCTTTGGTCAACATGGCGGCCTCAAGTGCCGACTCGTAAAAGTCAAGCACACTGTCGCCCACATAACTGCCCGCACACGAAACGGGACAGCCCTTAGGGGTGCCCAGGTTAAAGACGGGCGTGGCAGCGCCCAAGTGTCCATCCCACAGAAGTTCAAAGAACCGCTTTTGGTAATACGCTTGCTTTTCGCTTCCAAGTTTACCCAAATGCCGAGCGGCAGTCGCGGCCATGACTTCAAAAGTCTCACGCAGGCTTCGATTGGCGTGTAGGTACTCCTTGTTCTTGATCATCATCCACCCCATGGTGGTGAACCACATCGGCAAGTCGCCTTTTGCTTGCAGTTCTTTACGTTCCTTTGACAGGGCTTCGTACGCTTCGTTCTTCATGTCGTTATCCAATGAACTTCAGATTTTCGGTCAGGGTGAATGCGCTCGGGCTGTATCCGCGCGAATACTGTGACCCAAGTTTTGCGAAAAAGTCGTGAATGGATGCCATGTTGATCAGCGGATAGAACCACTTCGCAATGGCGTTGGTGTTTTCATCCACGATGAACAGTGTGGGCACGCCCAGTTGAGAGAGGCACAAGTTCAAGCGAGACTCAACGAAAGTCTTCAACTGTTCTTTCGTGATGCCGCTGATCTCACCCTTCTCAAACAACATGTCAATGATGTGACTTTCGTGCTCGCTCAGGGTGATTGCGCATTCGTGCAGGGCTTCGTGAAGCGACTCAACGTCACGCTTGGTCATGAGGCCCAGTTCAATGGACTCGCGAAGTGCAATGCGAAAGGCGTGGGCGCCGGCCATGCTGTGGCAATTGCCTGTTACCGAAATGACGTCGTTGTGTTTGACGACGAACGCGCCACTGGGTACAGTCAGGCAATAGAACTCACGCTCATCGTCGTATGCGATTGTTTGCACGTTCACGTCATGTGAATGTTCAAACGACACGAAGTCGCTGCCGTCAATGTAGCCGCCTGCAACATTTGCCAGTGTTTCAAATGCACGGGTGATCTCAACATCCATCAGACGCCCACTGACCTTGATGGACAGGTAATACTGAACAGCCTCACGGCACCACTTGGACGACTTGGCGTCAATTTGCGCATACACCCAGTCGGCAGTGTGCTGTCCACACACGATGCTTTCAATGATGCGCTTATCGCCCTCAGACAGGATGTCGTCGCCGTCCTTTTGTCCGGTGACTGTCAAGGGCTGACCGTCCCAGCATTCCGCATCAACGACACCCAGCTCCGTGATCATGCGATGCTTGCCGGTGACCACTTGATCAAAGTTCGCGCCGGTGAAGTGATACGCTGTTTTGGTCTTGCTGGTCACCTTGCGAAGCGGATGCACGAATGCAAGCTTCTTGGTTGTGGGGTCGTACTGCATCACTTGGTCGCTTGCAGTGATTTCAGAGATGGGTTTCCATCCGTGGGGCGTCAGGGCTTGGTGGTTGGCATCTAAACAATTCTCATCGCGGACGCTGAATTCAATTCCAGAGTTGAAGGCCTTGAGTTTGTTCTTGCCGTTTTGTTGAAAGTGCAGAAAGAAGGCGAAACTGCTGTACAGGATGGCGCCCTCGATCATCGAAAACGCGCCCAGCGACACCAGGTCGTTCTTATCGCGCACGATGGATTCAATGTGATCCATGCGAGCCTTCAACACTGGGCTTTGTGTATAACTCACATAGAACTCAGGCGTGTCGATGTTCAGGATTTCGTTGATGAGCTTATAGAACGGCGCGTGAATGTTCATCTCAACCATCGAATTGACTGCTGCGACGCGACGAAACTCAGGGCGTGGGAACATGCGTGAGAAACGACCGCTCCAGTAGTCCGTGCCCACATGAACTTCATACAAGACGAACAGTTTGCTGGCGGTGATGACGCCGTGAAGTTCAGCCGCAGTCAAGACCCCACTTCGCAGACTGTGTTCATCGTTCTCAACTTTGGGTTCACTGGGTGTCCAGTAATTCTCCATCTGCAACTTCTCGTATTGCAGCATTTCAGGGTAGCTGATCTCGTAACCGAGAACGCTTTGCATCACCGGCGGCTTCTTACTCTTACTCACGGGATTTTCCTTCAACTTTCAACCGATTAATTTAGTCAATCAAGCTGGGCGATTGATCTGACTTTAGGTGTTGCGCATCCACGCCGGCGAACCTGTACGCTTGCATCTCCATCCATTCGGTCAACTTCGTTTGAATCTCAAGCGACAACTTGAGTGAGTTGATCTCAAGCGCGTACTTTGATGACAGGTACAGCCACGTGACGAACCACGTCGCAAAGCAAAGTGAAACATTTACCATCCACGCCACGAAAATTACTCCATTGGGCTTCAACACTCACCGAAGTGAGACATCATCACATCATCGTGAATCACAACGCATTATGCGGTAGAGGAAGCCAAAAATAAAGCCGGCGATTAAACCGGCTTCTCGTGCGTTTTAAGGCAGGCAGTCACTCTCTGGTACTATCACTGCCGATCGCGTCGTCCTGTGCTGCTGTGCGCGAATCATCGCCAGCAATGGGCGTAGACAAGAACGCGATTAGGTGGTTGACTACTGTAAGCGTGGCTGTGGGCAGTTTTTGTGCGCCACTGCGGTTAAGTCGGGTGAGCAGTTCTAAGAGCCCGATTGTCCGACTCACCCGCAGCTCGTACAAAGCGCATTTGAAATTGGCGTGGTTGAGCTCGTGGCTTGTGGTGTTGAGCAGGTCAAGTGTTTTGCTGTGACTTCTCACTACCGAAAGCGCATACGAAATCGACCCGGCCCCAAGAATCAAAACGAACAGCGAAAACCAAAAAAGAAACTGATTCATCAAACTACTCCAAGAAGTGTACCCAAGTTTAGTGGCGTCAGTACCACCTGTCAACTTCATAGACTTGGAGCAACTGCTTCACAATGGGCAAGCGCACACACTCATCAATCGTGAATTCAACCACGGGGATGTCTACGTGAAAATGTTCAATCACACTTCGAAAATAAGTGATCCCGTTTAGCTTGTTCATGGTGTTTGTGGTGTGGTGGGTGCGCTTGCCTTCACACTGGCGTGAGTCGCCGCACAAGATAAGTTTGCTTCCACACGACAGGCGAGTGGTTAGCGCCTGGACTTGTTTTGGAGTCAGAAGCTGGGCTTCGTCCACAATGATGAAACTGTTCTTGAAATCACGCCCTCGGCAAGTCTCAAGCAACTCAAAACAAATAGACCCATCTTCAACTGCTTGAGCGTATGCTGCTGCACCCAGCATCTCGTTCAGGTATTCGGCAAGCTGAATCGTCCACGGGGCGACTTTGTCACTCTTGTCACCCTTTAAAAAACCCACCGTTTGACCATCGAGGGGTTCTGGTGGGCGCATCAGGACAATTCTCTTGATTTCGCCGCTTTGCAGCATTTCAACTGCCTTGCCACAAGCGGTATAGGTTTTACCGGTTCCAGCAAAACCACAGACTAGAACAATGGGTTTGTTTGATTCGATATGCTGTGAGAGCGTTCGCTGCTTTTCATTCTTAGCCACGTACTTGTAGGTTTTGGCCTTTGGGGCTGACTTCGCTTGTGGTTCTGAATTTGTTCTTTGATTGGGTCCTTTCACAGTCCACCTCATGGGTTGTAAGCGGGTTTGGGCAAGCGAACTCGCCCATATCGCTAGTTTACCCACGCGCCGCAGGGTTCACCATTTTGCCTGAGGGCACTGTGACTTCACGTGCTTGCACTTCTGCGTCAACACACACCCACAGCGTGAACAGACGGGTGTGTTGAACACGAGCTTTTGATGCTCACACAGGTTGCAGATTGCTAAGCGTTCAGCATAGGTGGCGTCACTCACTGTTTGGGTGGTGCCGCTCACCACGTCTTTCACATAGTCGGTGAACTTGTACACGTCACAATCCTCAATCAAGACCCAGTGTCAAGGTCAAGCAATCACACAAATCTTCAATGTGAGTCTCAAGAACCTCAACAATGTCGACCATTTCAAAAGCAGATTCAAGGTGAGGGTACTCATTCACCAAACACTCAAAAAACCTTTCGCACACTGAATAGACAGCGTCCTGGTTGCGCTCAAATGACATATCCTATCTCCTGTGATTCTCATCTACCTTGTTTTTACTTAAATCAACACCGCTCAAAAACAACATTTCAAATGGGCGTGGGCAGTTTTCAGGGCCCACAAAAAAGCGCCACACTGGGCGCTTTTTATTTAAGTTTGAGGTTCTAGGGTGTGGACTTTGACGCCCGCTGCAAGAAGTGTGTCAAGTGACTCGTCTGTGTTGTATCGCCTTTTGAACGACTCAGACTCATCGCCCTTCACAATGTGAACTGCTGCGACACCCTTATCAATCATGAGGTGGGCACACTGAACACACGGCGTGGCAGTGACCACTGCTGTGTAGCGTCCGCGGGGTAGCTTGCGCATCGCGTGAACTTCGGCGTGAACAACGCAACCCAACTTCTCATCAGGTGTCATGGTCAAGATTTGCAGCGGGTCGTAAGGTTCAGGCAGATGGTTGTGTCCGACCGAAACGACCCGCTGTTCTTTCTCACAAAAGACAGCACAGCCCACTTTCTTTCCAGGGTCAAGCGATTGCCGCTGTGCTTCAAGCGCACGATCAATCGCTTCTGCTGGAACTTGCGCTTGGGCTTGCGCTTGCGCTTGTACTTGAGTCATCAAGTGCTCCAAGCGTTATTGAAGAGGTCAATTTGCAAGCGCGGGCTGTAGTTCAGGCAGTTTGACAACGCGAATTCAGCCACGGATTTTGCGTTTTGCTGATACTCGTCTTTCCCCGCGCCGCTGGGCATGACGTACACGTCAAACTTGTAATTGCTGTTGCCCAGCTCGCGATTGGCTTCAATGACTTCGTGTAGCACAGTGCCGTCCACCACGAACTTGAAAGTGACGTCGCCACCGGCCTTGTGATAGCTTTCAATGGCCTTTGGGTTCAGTCGCTTTTCTTTGGGTTCGCCGCTGTTGGACAACTTCGGGCTGACGCTGAAGTAAAAGCGGTTGCGGCTGTACTGTTGGTCCATGACCATGGCTTCAAACACATCTTCATTCAGGGGATAGGTGCCGTTGGTTTCAAAGGTACAGACGTCATAAACGTCCATGATGTTCGGAATGATCTTTTTGAACAGAACGTCTTGTTGCATGAGCGGCTCACCGCCGGTGAACACGATATCGGGTTTCATGCCGTTGGTTTTCGCTTGCTCGCGCAACGTGCTAACGAGCTCACTTGCTGTGTACTTCTTTGACAGGTCACGAAACCGCTTGTCCCACGCGATGAAAGAATCGCACCCAGTTACAGGGACCGGCACTTCGTCGATGCTTTTAAACTGGATGCGCTTGTGGATTTCTGCTGTCACTTCATATTCATCTGACAGCTGCCCCTTGGGCATACCAAAGCCGCGGCACTTGAAATTGCACCCGAAGAGTCGAACGAACAGGGTGCGGCGGCCCACTCGCGCGCCCTCGCCCTGTACCGACATGAACATTTCAGTCACGAAAATTTGATCTTTCATCTTATTGCCCCGCGAAGCCCTTATTGAAGTTATCGTTGAAGTCGCTCACGCAAACATCAGAGCGAGTGGGGTTGATGTCGATGCCGCCGCGGCGCTGATAGTACAGCGTGACAGTGACGAGAACGTCAGGTCCCATCAGGTTCTTCAGATCCGCGTACAGTTTCTCACAGCAAAATTCGTGGAACTCGTTCACTTCGCGCAATGTAAGCACAGCACGAAGCAAAGCATCTTCTGTGATGATGTTGGCGGTTGGGTGTCCGCTGCTGTTCACGAATTCAAAAAAAGCGTACCCGCTGTCTTTTTGTTTCGTGTGTCGGCAGCGGCTGCGGAGCGAGGGCACTACGAACTTCACGTCGTGCCAAGCGAGATTTTGCAGGTGTTCTTGACCCAGCTTGAAATTGCCGTGGTAGTCAACTGCCTCACTTTGATCAACCAAGTGGTTCACCACAATCTCATCGCCCGCCAGCGGAACACGCATGGTTTCATTCAACATGTATTCCATGAACGTGACGTAGACGTGGCACTTCAGCAACGCTTGCAAATCGCCCTTGATGGTTGACACATAATCTTCTTGTGTGATGACCATCATATCAAACGTGTTCAGGTAGAGCTTCAGTGACTTTGATTCGACCATGAACTCGCTGTGGCTGGGCACAACAATCTTCAGGCAACCTGACACCGGCACATTGCGGCGGGCGTCGATGTAGGTTGCTTCATAAGCGTACCAGGTGTCGTACCCATAGAAGCTTTGTACTGTGCCGGCGTCGTTGCGCACCAAACCACGCGGCATGGGATTCAGCAGCGTCTTGTCACACGTGGTAGTGTACACTGCGTAACTGTTGTCGCTGCCCAAAGTCTTTGCGGCGATTTCATTGATGTTCAATTGCATTACTCCTTAGAACAAGTTCAAAGTTTCAAATGCGCCTAGTGCGGGCATCCGAACCGATTGCAGTTTATTACCAAAATGGCCTCGCCACTCAAGGTAATCACTTTCATTTTTGACGTGACGCAACAACGACAAAATCTCACGTTGTTTATCACGTCGGGTGGCGGTGGTGCCGCTGCCGCCGTTCACGATGTTGTCGTGTACGTCAACCGCCATTTCAATGCTCGTGTAGATTGCATAGACTGCCGGCCAAAGTGAAACAATCAGCCCATCGTCTGTGAAATCTGTGAAAGCATTGCGAACCATATCACAAATTGACCGCTCATCGGCATACGTGATTTCGGTCAACTTTTGTGCGTCATAAACTTCAGTGTATTGGCTGAAGATGGGTGCCATGAACTTGTAGTATTTCTCCATGGCCTTGTACATACTGCCTTTGAGTTGACGTGTTTTCTTCACACTGACGTCAACCTTACGACCCATCATGGCGCTGTGCGAATGTCGGCTGCTGTCAAACGAAATCACACACTCTTCTGGAAGCAGGCCACTCTCACAGGCGATGATAAAGGGCAGCGTTCGCGTCACAGACCCAATGCCCAGCAAGTGAAGCCGTCGGGGGAGTGTTGGGTATTTGCTGAAGATCACAGCGGCAGCAAACGCCATGTCGCACGACTCAAGCATACCGTTACCCATGCAAGTGTCCGCCACCGCTATGCCCGCGAGATTGGCGATATCGCTGCCCAGGACTTCATAGGCACAATCAAACCACTCAATCATATCGCTGTAGGTGTTGCCCTGCACGATGTAAAAGACTTTGGTGTGCTTGCAACTGTCCATCTGGATGCGGACGTTCTGTGCGGTTTTCAGGGCACACTCGCGAGTTCGCTTGGTGTCGTAATACTTGCCGGTTACAGTGGCGCGGGCTTGGTTGTCAACTGAACTGTCGACAAAGACAGGAATTTCGTCAAAGCAGAAAGCGAACTCGCCGCGATCTTGGGTCTCGTAAATCTTCGTCTTGAAGTCGTCGGTGACCTGTTTGCCCATCGTGATGACTTGCAAGCCGCCGCTGTCGCTGTACAGGTTGTGAAAGCCCTGTCGCTTGTAGTCGCTTGAATCGTAGAACCCCTTTTCGATAAAGGCGTTATAGAGCACAGAATACCGCATGTCAAAATTGGTCTGTGAGTTCACATACGACTCAATGAAGCGCATGGAATCGCGAATTGCGCTGTCGCGACGTTCAATGAACTGATCGTATCCGGGCAGTTTATCAAAGTCGCGTTTATAAGCAAGCAACATGCCGCCGCTGCCGCTGAAAACGTATTCAAGTGTCGTGCGCATGACTGCCCTCAATAAACGTCTGTTGTCGTGAATGTTGACGCGACTTCATACGAAGTTTCGCTCGTGATTTCATAAACGACACCGCTGGGTACACTGTTGGGTGTCAAGATTGTCCTCACAGAAGATAGCGCGAGTGGCGCTGTGTGGTTGTCGCTGACGAACAGCGGGCTCATCTGGTTTCTGAAAAAGTACAGGCTGGATCCGTCGTAGTAGACACAAGCAAAAGACCCATCGACGTCGTTGAGTGTTTGCTTTTGTTCAAAGTGACCCATCACAAGTTTGTGCAAGAGTGCGGTATCCCACCCGCTGTAGCCGTGCTGTGTCATGAACCGCTTTTTGATCAAGCCGTTGTGCCACAGTTTCGTATCGCCGATGATTGACGGGTGACTGTGCTGCTCAATCGGGTTGGTAGCTTGCAAAATGTGGCCCACCATGAACTCACCCTTGGCTACGATGTTGTCGTGGCTGTAGATGAGTCCGCGGTCGCTGTTGGCCAGCTTCAACTGTTCATATGACGATTTTGACGTTGCGAGGAAGATACCGCACATGATGTCATTGGTCCTTTAATTCGGAGACATAGGGGATAGGATCAACCAACCCAAGGCTTTTGAAGGCCTTCAACCGCTCGGCACACGAAGGGCAGCGCCCACAACTGTGATGCACACCCTTGACCAAGCGAGGCTCATAGCAAGTGATGGTGGTTGTATATAGGTCGATGTTTCCAGTGACGTCCAGCGTATACTGAATTTCCATAGCCTTCGTCCAGTCCACGAACGGGCTAACCAGCTTCACTGCATTGCCGCGGTTAAGTGACAGTGCTGCGTTCATTGCATCCACGAACGCCTGTGTGGTGTCCCAGTAACCATATTCGTCGTTGCTTTGAAAGCCCATCAACAAATCGGTGGCACCAACCGATTCGGCGACACTCGCGGAAATAGCAAGCATCATCATGTTTCGGTTTGGCACATAAGTCACCGGCTGTGGGTCACCGAGCACGTCTTTGATGGTGGGCATCTTGATTTCACTGCCCGACAAGTTCGCTGAGACACCTTTGGCGATGTCTGCAATGAATGAAATGTCAATGTGGCGGTGCGGCACGAGCAGACGCTTACACGACATTCGAGCAAGCTCAATTTCGTGGTACTGTTTCTGACCGTAAAAAAACGAGACTGCTTCAACAGACTCGTAATTTTGTGTCGCGTACAGTAGAGCGGTCGTTGAGTCAAGACCTCCGCTGATGACAACGAGCGCCTTTTTTGCTGATTTCATGCTTGATGTACCTTGTGTAGAACGAGATGCAAGTGTAGCAAGTCACGGCCTTTACCGCAACTTGCGTTTAAAGATTTCAGATCAGTTCATGAACACGAAGCCCTTAGCACGAAGCCCTCAGCATCTGCAAAGCCAGTTCTTTGATGACGGAGTCTTGTCCATGAACCGACATGGGCGTGTCAATGATCTTGCTGTCAGGTGCTTTGGTTCCTGCATTGGGCTGCTGTGGCGCAGGCGATGCGACGTTTACGATCACGGGTGCTGTTTCAGACTTTTTGAGTCGACCTACGCCATCACCCAATGCCGAACTGAGGTTCTCTGACGGAACAGATGTGAGTGTGCCCGCGCCCTTAGGTGAAGTGAATGGCGCTGCCGGTGATGCACTGACTGACTTTCCTGTACTTGAGTTCAGTTTTCCGCCCAGCTGTCCGCCGACGCCTTTCGAGATGAGTTCACTTAGTTTGCTGGGTGAACTTGTGACCCTTTCAAGGCCCGTGGCGTTAACTTGGGCATTGCTTTCGCTGCCCGTGATGCTATCGAGTTTGATAACGCCCATGAGGCCTTCGGTGTGCTTCTTGAAAATGTCCCCAACGATGGGCAGTTTATTGATCGCACCCGTCAATGAACCGATGACGTCACGCATTCGGTTAAGGGGTTCCTCACCAAAAACAGAACCCAGGACTTTCATCAGTCCGCCAAAGGGACCTTCTGATGACGTGGTGCCTGTCGCGCCTCCACCAAAAATCCGTCGCCACCACGATCCTTTTCCACTAGAAGTTCTAGTGGTGCCGCTTGCAGTTTCGTCGATCTGCCGGTCAGCCAATACGCGAATGTCGTTGCCGTTCGCATCCAGATAAGCGCGTGGCTGATTTTGTGTGCGCTCAGCAATTGCACGATTGGCCAATTGTCTGAGACCAGACTCTCCCCCGTTTGCGACGTTGGCATCGAACTTCTTGAACACGCGCTCACGAGCGTTCACACGACGGAAGCCGCTATCGGTTTCATAGACGGGCTTTTTGGTTTCAGCTGCCGTGAAGGTCGTCTTGTCAATCCACGACAGGACGTCGCTGATGCTGCCGGTGAAGCCTGGCAGCATGGATTTGATGCCGCTCACCATGCTGTCGAAAAACCCTTGTGGGCTGTTTGGGTCAACGCCAGTGGGTTGTTGTGCATCTGTGATGGGTGCGGTGCCTGAAATGGCTGAGCTGCTGTCTTGCTGTGGAAACGACGAACTGCTCGCTACACTCCCAGCTGAGGCAGCCATGCCCAAGTCGCGTCGAAGGTCAGCCGTGTGACTTGCCATGCGACGTAGACCGCTTTCTCTATACTGGGGATTGTCAATGGCCCAGCGGATGTATTTTTTGCCTACGTGGTATTGCAGGTCTTCGACCGACATGTTCGGGTTTTCACGGAAGGTCTTGGTGTTTCCTTTCTCACTGGTCTCCATCTCATACTTGATGAAGCGGGCCATGGCTTCGATGGACTCTTGGGTGCGTGGGAAAGTCTTGCCGTTCCACGGTACGCCCTGTGATGCCATGTATTGCTCAAGCCTAGCACGACGCTCATTGTTGAATGAGATCATACCGGCGTTCATGATGCGTCCGCGGCCTTTCGTGAAGCTCGCTGGGTCTTGGTGTTCGCCAAACAGGGCAGCGTCATTGAAACTGTTCTCGCGACCCACTTCACCCGTCAGGGCAATAGATTGGTTTTGGCTGAACCCCGCTTTCAAGAATGCGTTATAAATCTGCACACGCCGCAACTGTGTACCCTTCATCCCCTCAGTTGAACGTAGCCCGCCCTGTGATTGCGTTTCTGAACTGCCAGATGTTTTCGCGGGCGCTGCTGGGCTTGGGGTTGTGCCTGACGATGGTGGGGATGCTTGGGTAGCGGCTTGGCGTGAATTCTGTACAATCTCACGCGCCCGTTTTTCGTCCGCTTTCTTTTCCTCGCCGCGCTTTTTCTCATGGTACCCTTCTGGGACGAGCTGCCCAGTATTCCTGAGATAGTTCTGAATGGTTCGAGCGTAGTCCTGTTGAACTACCGGTGAGTTTGCGGCAGCGGGTGAAATGATCTTGTTGCCCACCATATTGGCGAAGTTTGAATCGCCGCCCGACTTAGCAACTTCAAGACCAGCCACGCGAATCGACGTTTGTGACGGATCAGACCCAGGACCGCCCCACATTCGCACTGCACTTGCATCACCGGTGAACATGGAGTTAGGTCGAGCTTTGGCCAAGTTTTGGGCAGCGTCGGCTCGCAAGATACCGTATGAGCCGGGTGTGTTGCCGCCCTCCCATGCGCTGTCGCTCACCTCAATCGGCAGGGCTTTATTTTCTTCGATGACTTTGAGGTAGGCGGCACGCAAGCCTTTCAAGTCTTTGTGGTTGCGGGGCAACAAGACTTCGATGGTTTGGTATCCGTTACTTCGAAAACCGGCGATTGCCCTTTTCAGATTCTCAGCAGCACGAGCTGGGTCTTTGACATCTTCGGCACCGGCACCGGCTGCGATAACCACATTGCGTCGTCCCGCTGCAAACTTCGCGCCCTTTTCAACAATGCCTGGGATTTGGCTTGGGGCGATGGCGAGCTTGTTGTCGACCGGTTTGTTTTCGCGCAACGAAGTTTGGTTGCCCTTTGCTTTTGAATCCGCTTGGGCAACGCGCTCGCGCTTCACTTGTTCAAGTGCTTGATCTTCAGTCAGTGGCTGGCTGGGCGCGGGGGCTGGGTCTTTTCCAGTGAGTCTGTCCAGCAGACCACCGCCGGCGGATTTAAGGGCGTTCCATGCCCCAGAAACGAGTGAGCTGATTGCAGACGCGACAGTGGATACGATGCTGTTGAATACGCCCTTCAGGGTGTCGAACATTTTGACGTTGATGTCCCACAGCCACTTCACGCCACTCTTGACACTGTCAACAATGAGCTTTGACACCCCATTGACTTTTTCGATGGTGCTCGTCATGAGTGACTTGTTAGCTTCGCCCATCTGCTTTGTGTTGCCCAGGGCGGCACTTTGCATCTGGTTCAACTGCGTCACGGCACCGTTTTGGATGGCGCGACTGTTTAGGTTCATTGTTTGGGTGGCGGTGTTGACTGCGGATGCGCTTGCGGCAGCCACTGCACCCTGGGCTTTGGTTGCATTTTGACTTAGCGCCTCACCACTCTGGTTCATGGTGCGCTGTGATTCGTTGGCTGCGTCTCTGACAGCCAGCCCACCTTGAATGGCCACAGCCGCAGCGGTACCGAAGGTTGGGATCAGTGAAGCCAATCCACTCACAACCTCAAGGCCCGCTCCGGTATAGTCGCCTTTCATGGCACGCGATACGCCGCCGTACAGACCCCACCCGAGGCCCAAGAGCGGAAGGGCTTTTGCGCCTACCTTCAAAGCGCCCCTCAGGCCCACTTTTCCTGCGGCTTGCGCCACAGCATTTCGAACACCCGTACCGCCACCTGAACGAATCGCTTGTGACGCTGCGGGTGCGGCGGCAATTCGTTGTCTGGCAGCGGTTTGTGTCGCTTGGTTTACTCGTGTGCTGCTGCGTGCGCTGTTGCGTGCGCGTCGCTGGTCTACGTTTGTTTGAACCGGCGGCTTTTGTTGACGCATAGCATAAGCGCCCACGCCGGCCGCTGCGACTGCCGCCGCCAAGGGTTTTGCCGACGTGCTTTGTGAAGCGGGTTCTTGGTTGGGTTCGTTGGGTGTGGCTTGTGGTCCAGACAATGAACCTTTGGCCATCTCATTTGCCAGTTCTGAGATGATCGCTTTTTGATCACTCTCTTTGGCGCTGTTGTACATTTGGGTGGCTGTGGCTACGGCAGTTGAATCGTCGCTGATGTCGCCCACAGTGCGCGGGTCGGCAAAGTTCTTCAAGATGTATCGCGCTTGCTGTGGCGTGAATCCCGCTTTGGCAACCGTGGCCTGTAAATCACTCTCCCTATCTTTTCGTCCTTTGTAGCGAATGATGTCGCGCCCAATGATGACTGCATCTAAGCCAAAGCCCAGCAGGCGAGCTTTCAGGTTGTTTGAGTGCGCCAGTGCCAGTGCGGTAGTGTCTAGGGCAGCACCTACGTTATCGCCCTCATACAGGCGAGCGCCAATGCCCACGACGCCGGCCGTGTTTCCAATCCGACCTGGTTTCTTTAACCCGCCAGCAAATCGCATCAAGCGACCGCCCTGCGATGCTGCTGCGGCACCGTGGGCTGCTGTTGACGCGGCACTGCCGGCGGCAGCGACTGTGCCCGCCCTATTCATAAAGCGGTTAACCAGTGGCGCGGCAGTGGCGGCGTGAGCGACTTGTCCACCCACTGAAGTGATGCGGGCTCCGTTGCGTACTGCTGCGGCCGCAGATGCTGCTGTAGCCACGCGAGTGGCGTTTCGTGCCGCTGCGCCGCCGTGCGCTGCGTTGACTACACTTCGAACGGATCTCGCTGCATCTCTGACTAAGGCGCTGTTTCGCAACGCCCTAGCGGCCCCACCCAGTGAACGAAGCAAAGCAGGTAGACTGTGAGCTAGTCGAAGGGCGGCACTTAGTCCGGGGAACTGCGAAGCTAGCAGAGCAGCAACTGCCGGAAGTGCCCACTTCAGGGCACCCAGCAGATTCTTCAAATCAAAACCGCTACCCTTATCGTCCTCGCGCTTCTTCAGAAGTTTATAGATGTTCGTCAGTGTTGTGTCAATTGAAGTCAACCGCGACACGACAAGTTTGCGAAAGGGCGACTGGTCGTCTTTTACGCGAGTGGCCTTTTCATGATCTTCGCGATTCTTACCCAGCAAAACCTCACGGACACTCTTGCCCACAAGCATGGTGTCCTTTTGCTGCTTAAGGTTGCGGTCGATTGTATCGCGAAATTTCTGATTCATGAAAAACTACCGTTTTCGTTTCACGATATTTACGGCAGTTTTCGGTTTTTGAGTGCAGTTACGGTCGGTTGGCTTGGTTTTGTAGGTTGCTGAATTCAGCTTGCACTTGCTGGGTCAACTCATCCGTGTCAACGTCGAGCTTCTTCATCTGCTGGGTCAGTGACTCAATCTCTTTGGCCAGCTCGTTTTGCTCGTCCATCAGTTTGTTGAACTTGTCAAAGTGACCTTTCGTGACACTCAGGGCGGCTTTGTAGGCCTTCACTTTATCATAGTAAAAGTCGCGATGGCTTGCAGTGATTTGACCACCGATGGCCACTTCAACTTTGTTAACTTCGGCAATCTTGTAGGTGACGCTTGGGTCGTGTTTTGAATTGACGTCGCGGGTGCCTTTGAACAAGTTTGGGATGGTTTGAACACACATGAGTTTCACGCCTTGTAGGTTCAACACACTGTCTACGAACTTGCGCTTCGTTTCGGTGCAGGCAGTTAGCGCGGCACTGTGGGCGTTACTTGCTGAAGTGAACTTCCTTTTCAGTGTGTCGATGTCGCGGTTGAGCTTCATGATCTTCATTTGGTTTTGTGCTGAGACTGCGAAGTGCCCTGCCCCATTGATAATGAGATCACCGATGGGGGCGCCGTCCGTGGCGAGCTTGATGGTCATGACAGCAGCGTCTCGCGACATGCGTTTCACACGCGCGAACGACCTTTCGCGCACCGACATCTTTTCAGGGCTTTTCATTTCTGTCGTGCCTCCTTTTCTTCTTTTTCGATGTCTTGCTTCAACATAGCAAGCAAAACCTTTAAGTCGAACGTGCTCATCAACATGATGTCCTGGGCTGAAAACCCAAAATGCCTCACCAGGACTTTTAGTTCTTGCATGAAATTAATGAAGGTGCCGCTAGGCACCATTAAGTTAAAAAATCGCTGAGGCCCTTGTATTCGAGCGTGGTTTCGGCACCGCACTTCGGACACTCGATCACTTGCTTCTGATACAAGATGGGTGAGTCAACGAAGAAGTCGTTAATCTGACTGACCACGTTCAGCGGCAACTCACGGTACCACTCGCACCACTCGTCCTGGGTGAAGTCTGTGGGCTTGATGACGTTGCCGTCGCTCACGATGGATTCAATCCCAAGGTAAGTGAACATGGCTTCGATGTCATCGTCGTTGAAATGACCGCTCATGAGATCGCGCTTGTCGAAATCAACTTTGCCGTCTTTGGCCAGGGTTTGCTGCTTCTTCTGGGCCAGTGTGAAGTTCCTGGTGTCGGTGACAGACAGCGGCTTCAGGTTGATGGTCACGTTGCCCATCACGACCTTGGCGAGTTTGTCGTAGTTTTCTGGGTACTTGACTGTGGCGCTGCCCACGGGCACGAGTACCGGAAACACTTCACCGCACTTGACGCGCTTGGTTTCGTGGTGTTCAGTCGTGACAATCTCACCGTCGTCGTTTTCACTTTCGGCGACCACAACTTCATCCACGTCGACGACGTTGTTGCAATTGTATCGCGCCTGGATGTCTTTCGTGATCGACTTCGTGAAGATTTGCAAGAAACCCAGCTCAACAAGATAGCTTGGGTGTTTGTCAGGGTCAATCACGCCCTCGGTGGCCACCTTGACTGTTTGCCCGATGGTGTTGATCGTGGCGTCGGCGTCATCGAGTTCAATGGCCGCGCTGATCGCTTTGTATTCACCGTTCAGCATAGGGCGATATCGCACTGCCCCAAGTTCGTTGCAGTCAAATTGGTAAACGGTTTGGGTGATAATGGGCAGCATGTTTTTTCAGCTCCTGGTGAATTGGATAAGCTAGCGCGTTTGCGGTTCAAGCAATCGGGTGAGCTTTCGCGCTGTCGATGTTGTTGTCTTTCACTTGCGGGCGAGGCTGCGGTTTGGCAGGACCCTCGGCAAGTTCTTTCTTGGTGAGCTCAATCACTTCACCCAAAGTTGAAACTTTGAAGGTGGGCACATCGGCTGCAACGTCACTAGAGCAGGCTGCTGTACTCGTCATCGTCATCTCCTTCACTTAAAATGGTTTCGCTCGTTATTTTATTTGGCGTTTTGCTTGCTGTTGTAACCGTTTCATTCGGCTGGTCAACGATAAGCGTGGCTTGCTGTTTGTTCTTCAGATGCTGGTAGCGGTCGGTGATGCCCTCGATAATGTAATTGTCAAGCTCATACAACTGGTGGCGCTCAACATCAACCCGCATCTGCCACTCCACGTCCTTCACGCTGTGGTAGCGGGTCTTTATCTGCTGGAAGTTGATGTATCCGCCCGCATCAAGCTGTGGGGTGCGAATGGCAGCCCAAATGAGATCAGCCACTTTAGCATACCCAAGCGACATGCCGATGTCGTACATGGAAAGCTGCGTCTTTTCCATGGCGTCGCCCTTAAGCTGCACAGCAGACCAGTAGATGAGGTCACGCTGCTTAGCTAGGTTGCGGTTTTCAACTGCGACCGCTTCGTGGTATGCGCTGCTGTTGCCCATCTCGTTTTGCTTGTGGTAGCTGCTCGTCGTCAGGGTGATATAGTCGTTGATGACGACGTCAATGGTCACGCCCTTTTTGATCTTGACGCTGTCGATCAAATTACCGATGGCGACGCTGGTACAATTGCCGCTGAACTCTTCGATGATCAGTTTACCGGTGCCCTCTTTCAGCGACTGGATGCGCTTTGTGTACTTTGACTGCTCAAGGATGCGCAAATCTAGACCCGACAGTCCAGTGATGGCCATATCAAGGCGCGACGCCGTTTCCATTTTTGAAATCTCGTTCGTCACATACAGCACATTGAGGCCCAGTTTTTTGTACATGGATGCCAAGATCGTCAAGATCAATGTCTTGCCCACGTTGGCCCCAGCTGCGATCAAATTAAAGGTCTTGCGCGGGACGCCGCCGGTGGTGATGGCGTTTAGGATTTCGTAGTTGAATTCAACTCGTGAGCTGGGTTTGTGATACCACTCATAACGCTCGTTGATGTCGTCGTCCCAATCGTGTCCGACTGTGTCGTCAAAGCTGATAGACACTGCTTCTTTGACAATGTCTGGCAGCGCCTCACGGGTGATCTTTTTGTTTTCGCCCTCATATACGCTAAACGCTAGCATGATCGTCGTACGCAGCGCCACGTCCTTGCACCAGCTTTCGGCCTTGTCGATCAGATACTCAAGGTTGTTTGGGACCTTGATTGCTTCAATCTCGCTGAGGTAGCTCAAGTGCTGACGCAGGTCGTTTTCGTTGTTTGTGGTTTCGGTGATGATGTTGTTCATGATAGACAAGGTCGGGCGCGAACTGTACTTTTCGGTATAGCGCCTGATGATTTTGAACAAGAGCGCCGCCGTGCTGCCCTGGGCGAAATATTCTTGTTTGATGTAGGGCACCACCTTCGTGTAATAGGTGCCAAACTGCGGACGCTCGTCTAGCAACGAAGCCAGGATCATTTGCTCATCGGTGATCATACAACAACTGCCCCACTAAAGACCATAAACTTTAAAAGCAAAGCGGGGCGACATCTGGCCACCCCGCTCACTTGCACAACCATTTAATAGGTCGCAAAAGACGTGGGCTTGAACCCGATTGATGCTTGTAGCATCTCCGTGATGGACATCTCAATCACATCTTTCATGAACTCGCCGTGCGACGCTTCTGCGAAATTGTGGGGGTTGTGTACGCTTGCTGTGTAGTAAACTTCACCCACCTCACATTCACGATTTGGACCCACACCCAAGCGATTTCCTTCAGTGAGACCCACGCCCACAATGTCCACGACAGCATGAACATCTTCGAATTCAGGATACGTGAATTTCAATCTGATTAACTCGCCGGCGACGTCGAGCTTCTCCCACAGGATTTTCGCACCACTCAGAATCATTTTCAAACACTCCACCAAGACATTTGGTAACTTCACCTTCATGAGTCATTTTACACTGCAAATTGCGGTAAGTCAACCTTGGATGGATTCGTTCTCAAACGTCTTGCGATACATGATGAAGTCCTGGAACTGTGCCGACCACAAGCGACCGGACCTATCTTGATGCGAGACGCCCACCGGCCAAGTGTCCTGGATGCTGTCATAGTCAATGGGTGTGGCTTGATGCTGGAATGGGCTTGCGTGCATACGCGCTTCACTGAGCAACTTCTTGAAGATACCTTGGGCCTTTTCAAGGCTGGTGTCGTTTCGGCGGTAGCTCACTTGCGCACAGCAACTGACGCTGATTGCCAATGCGTCTGAAAGTGAAACTTCGTCGCTTGGGTCGTACACGCCGTTCTTGTAATAGGGGGCGTGCCATTGGCCAAATTTGAGTGTGTGGGGTTCACTCTGAATCATGGCCCCTTGCATGGCGGCAGCCAATTCACCAAAGGTTGGGTCGGCGTCACTGTGGTTTCGCAAGTGGAAGAAGTTTGCAAATTCCGTCGCAGTCAACACGGTCTTCATTCGCTGGAAGGGTTCAATCAGTCGGTTTGCGATCTGCTTGTGGTAGCCGTGGTCGGCATACACTTGCGCCATCTCAGAAATTTCACGGGCGCACTTGACCCAATAGCGACGCGGAGTGTAGGCCATGTAATCTTCAAATATCAGATTGTCGTGTTCGACGCCGCAATCTTGCATACCCGGTTTGTTTTGACCGAAGCGAACCGGCATGGCAGGGTTGTGGTAAACTTGTTCAATCATGGTCTTGACCGGCACGGCACGACTGCTCATGCTGTTCTTGCACAACATGGCGTGGGTGTTCAGTTCGCTCAAGATAAATCGCGGATACTCAAGCTCAAACGTCGTGATGCGCTTATTCGTTTTCGGGTGAATGCTATCGGCCAAGATGGTGACGTGGACTTGCTCGCCTCCCGCGTCCGCGATGTCCAGGTTTGCTGACACGATGCGCTTGCTGTTGCGCGTTTTGATGGGATCTTGGTACATACGGTGGTCTCACTGTTAGAATGCGATCTCGCGCGAATCTCGCGGTTTGTGACATCTACAAAAAAGCCCGCTTGACGCGAGCGATTTTGTCTACTGTGAAAATTAAGTGGGGATGAGCGGTTTGCTGACGTCAATGGTTTTCAGGAACTCAAGCCGCGTGGCTTCGTTGTTCATGTACTCGCCGCCCAGGATGGACGTTGTGGTACTTGAGCACGGTTCTTCAACGCCGCGAGCAAACATGCACAAGTGAAGGCCGCGAACGTGAACTGCCACGTCTTCAGTTTCAAGAATAACCTTCAGCGCCTCATGCAACTGGGTGGTGAACCTCTCTTGCACAATGGGCCGCGCCCCGAAGAACTCCGCGATCCGTGAAAACTTGGACAAGCCGAGGACTTTGCGGTTCGTGATGTAGCTAACAGACACGCGCATCAGCACACGTTCCCAGTGATGCTCACAAAGGCTGTAGATCATGAGATCGTTTACTGTCACGAGCCCGCGATAGAACTTGTTCTCAATCACGGTACACTTTGGGAAATTGCTGTAGTCGAGGCCGCTCATGGAGTCATTCAGCATGAGCTTCGCAATGCGGCGCGGCGTTTCTGAGATTGAGTCGTCGTTCAAATCAAGACCCATGACGCGGTGCGCTTCAGCGTAAATCTCTTCAAGGCGTTCGCGCTTGTCGCCGTCAAAGGCAGCTACCATGGGCGTTTCGATGCCCAGTTCTTTGAAGCGAGCTTGAATTTTTCCAACCAGGTCCATACGTTTCTCCTAACTGTTGCGATATTAAAGGATTGGCCAATTGGCTTTGATTCAATCAAGCGACTCAAGGTCGTGGGGCACGTCGTTCAGCGATTCGCCGGTGATGCTGCCGCCCGCTACACTGTACTCGCGTTCAACTGCTTCATGAAACGCATCGCAAGCTAAAATATCGCCCCAGAACGCGTCGGTGCTCATGTCTTTCTTGCGCCAGCTTTTTTCCTCACGGACGCCGTTGATGACACGCGAATACCAACCTTGCTTTGGCGCAACTACCCAGCCCACCGACTCGGCAATCTCAAACAGACCGCTGTACTTGTTCATCCCTTTTTTGTAGTCGATCTCAAGCACGCACTTGGTCTTTTCACGGCAGCCGCGTGACTTATCCACGTTCAGGATAAAATCGTAGCCGGTGATTTCATTGGTGGTTGTGTCTTTGCGCTGACGTCGACCCATGGTGAAAACTTCATTGGACGACAGGTAAATCCCCTGTCCGCCGCTCACGACAGTTTTCGAATACGGGCCGCCGCTCATTTCGTCGTACACGTGGTTGATGACGACCATCGGAATGTGGTGCAGGTTCAAGAGCGGCGTGATTCCGCGGAAGGCTGATTTGATGACTTTTGCACGCGTCATGTCTGCTGCTGTTTTGTCATCAATCGCGTCCTGGACTTCTTTACGCGATGCCATGTTGCCGATGGAGTCCACATACATACAGACTTTGTCGCCCAGTTCAATTCCGTCAAGCAAGGTCAAAGCGTAGTGGCGGAACTCTTCAATTGACGTCACGGGGACGTGCAGAACCTTTTCAGGGTCAATGCCCACGGACTTGAAGTAGCTCAGACTTGAGCCAAATTCACAGTCAAAAAACACCATGCGAGCTTCGTCGTAAGTGTCCATGTATGCTTTGAGCGTCACCAGCGACAGCAGACTCTTGAAGTGTTTGGATGGGCCCGCGATCATACAAAGACCTGCTTTGTAGCCGCGACGCAGGCTGCCGGTAAAGGGCAAGTTCAAAATGGGCACTTCGTTCACGAATTCCTTAGAATCCTTGAAAAAGGCACTCTCGCTCATGGGTTGAAAGAAAGACATTTTGTCTTTGTGTTTTTCGCTCAACTTTTTGCGAAAGGAGTCAAGGCTACTCATCAGTGAGTCCTCAGTAGGTTAGAATAAATCAAGCGGTTGGGCTTGGGGTTTGCTTGCAACTTTCGCTGCCTTTGTCACACGTTTCACTTGCGGCTTGATCTTGACGTCACCCAAGTCAAACAAGTCAAGTGCATTATAGCGCATATCAAAGCCATCCATCACGGTGAATGACTCAAGTGGCGACAGAAATGTTTGCTCATACATTTCGTCGTAATCAATGTAATTCTCAATCTCAATGTCGCTGGGCAGCGAGTCGATGAAGCCCATCACGTGTGAGTTGAATGGGTTTGGCGTCTTCAACTTCAAAAATTTAATCTTGGTGCCGTTCTTGATGATGTCAAAGTTTCGCTGGTACTGCGGGTTACTTGCAATCAGCGCATTGTAGGTCTGTGCAGCTTTCACGTGGATGGGTATTCTGATGTCGCTTTGCGCGTACTTGTCCATGTCACTCACGCCCGTGGGCTTGGCGATCTTGCTGTAGTGTTCACTCTTGTACCGCTTTTCAAAAGCATTCACATACTCGCGCATCGCGGCGTGATCGCCTTTGATCAAGTGCTTCAGACACACTTCCAGCGCCTCACGGATCATGAGCGGCGTGTTTGACTTCACAGCCTCAATGCCCACCATTTTCAGCTTGGGCGTTTCAAATCGAACACCCTCATTGTCAAGCAAGGTGATGATGTAGTTCTTTTTCTTGCGAATCATCATGGCATTGGCAATGGCTTCACGCTTCATGAACAGCAGATTCTGGTCGGCGTTCAAGTGTTTAGCAAAGCGGTTGAACAGGTCGTCAATGAACACAGACAAGTCCGTTTCAATGAAAGTGTTCAACCACTCAAGTTTACCCGCTTCGGTGACTTCACTGCACAACTTATCCAGCACGCTGTCCAGCGACAAGTAGACGGAGTCGGTGTCGCTGCAAACCACATAGTCGGCATCGACGCCGGTCAACTTCGTCAGGTATTCGTTGATGTTCTTGATGGCGTACTGTGCGGCAGCCTGTCCCGTTGACGTGATGGCTTCGGCGATAGCCATTTCAAAGTAACGAAACCCGTCATTGCTGATGGCGCCGTATCCGCCGTTGGCCAGAATCTTCAGCGCCGACTCACTTGAGCTTTTGCTAGCAATCTGTGCCTCAAGTTCAAGTGAATACTGACCTTTGGCTTTTAGCTTCTCCTGTTCCTTTTGCAGGGCTTTCATCTTCGACTTTTCGCTGTCGCGCTCGTTGAACAAGAAGGTCATGATTTCAGGAATGATGCCCAGGGTCTTTTTGTAGCGCGTACCGTTCACGGCGATGGTTTCGTTGCGCATCTTCGCCACTTCATTGTCCAGGCGCATGTTCACAGCGTCCTGGATCATCAACTGGATGTCGCCCTTTGGTCGCGCATTGGTTAGGTTTTCGGGGCTAAGCGACAACATGCGAATGATGCTTGGGTACAGCGATTTGAAGTCAAACGACGCCACGAACCCGTGCCGCCCAGCGGTGACGTCTTTTACATACCCGCCGACGAATTCACTGGATTCGTTTTTCTTTGCTTGCGGTATCACAATGCCTTTGCGATACAAGAAGGCATAGACCATATTCTCCCACGGTTTGACTGTGCCGTAGACGTCAACCACGTTCGAATTTGAAATATGCGCAAACGACAAAGCCAGTCGCGAAAAAGCCAGTCGCTTGTCAAGTCGCACGAGCAGCTGGGTGTCGACGATGTTGTAGCGAATGAAAAGGTTGTAGCTGTCTTGGTGGACTTTGTTGTGCAGGTCTTCAAGCAAGGTCAACGCTTGCTTGCTTGTGAGCTGGTCGAGCTTATCAAACACAAGCGTCTCAAAACGCGGCAGCACAGCATCATCCAAGAGCGGGCGTTCGCTCAGTGCTGGGTAAGTGTTGGTGCCAAGGTGTCGCATCACGCGAGTGCGCAAATTGCACCAGCGTCTTTCGTTGCTGTACTGCGCCACTTCGTCTCGTGGGATTGTGAACTTGTAGTGCCCGTCATACAGGTTCACGAGGTCGTTGTTGTAATCCTCATAACTGATCTTGGCTTCACCCAATTCAAACTGGGCGATGAAGTCAAGTCGGTAGCTTTCGTGCTTGTGGCGTGAGAACTTCTTGTACAACTGAAGGAAGTCAAGCGAGGGCACGCCAATCACTTCAAACGTGTATTCGCTTGAGCGGCGCTGTGGCGTCAGGTTCGCGCTGCTTTGTTTGTGGAAGGGTGATAGCTTGTTCAACTTGGTTTGCGAAATGCCCAGTTTCAGCGAACGTGTGATCAGGTAGGGCAGGTCAAACAAGTCGCCGTTGTACTGGCTGTGGAAATGCGGGTTGTGTTCACTCCACATCGAAATGAACTTCTCAATCAACTGCACTTCACTGTGGCAGTGGATATAGACGTGGTTGTCGTGCTGCAACGTGCATCGCTTTAGGCCGAGGGTGTAGCTGGTTTCGTCACCGCCGCCCACCACAGTGAAGTTGATGGACGTGATGGGGCCGGTGGCGTCGCTGGGTTCAACGAAGCCGTGGCTGAAATAGGTCTCAATGTCCCAATACAGAATTGACCACGTGGCGCCCTCCATGGACGGAATGTCTGAGTAAGTGTAGGTCAAAAACTGCTGCACAGGATTGCCTTGGCCGTACACTTTTTTGCCGCCACGGGCGAATTCGTTCTTGAAGTCTGCAATCTTTTGGTAAGTGATTTCACGAAGTGGATTGCCCATGAGGTCACGGTGCGTTCCACACTCATCGAAAACGTAGAGCTTTTGTGGGAACTCACTCACCACTTCAGCGTGGTCTTTCCCGTCCTTGATGTATCTGTGATAGATTTTACCGTTGACCTCATTGACACTCGTGTACATCACTTGACCTCAAATTGAATACTGGGCGAAATTGTCACTGTGTTCGTAAATGCGTACAGCAACGCATCGAGCTTCACGGCGTACCCAGTCGTCGGGCGCGTTTTCGTTGATCCATTCAAGCAAGAACTTGCAATTGCCCTCGATGCTGCCTGGGTACTGGGGCGGCAGGACAAACAGTTTGATCAACCACAGTTTTTCCATAGCTAACATTTCATCTTTCAGCGGGTCGTCAAAGGCGATGACGGTGGCGTGGTCCCAGTTTTCGTGAATGAACTTCTTGACAAACGACACGTCGCCAAAGTCAACCACCCAGCCTTCGTTTGTGAGGATATCACACTCAAACGTGAGTTCGATTGTGCGGCTGTAGCCGTGAATGTAGCTGCAACGCATACTGTCGCGGTTGACGTTGGCAGCGGCGCGGTGGTTTCGGTGGTTCACCGATACGTTTGAAATGCGCTTGAAAGATTGGTACACGATTTTCGTCTCCAGTGATTGAGCTTACACAATAACACAAAGGGCCGCAAGTCGCGGCCCTTTTTTTCAAAACATTGTCAGAGTCTAGTCCCTCACATGCCTTTGGGCAGGACCAGTTTCTTGCTTTGTGTGACGATGGGCGAGTGGTGACTCTTGTACAGTTCAACCCACTCGTCACGCGGCGTCAGGGCTTCTTCAATCAAGAGCTGCGATGGGTTGAATGTCACGGTGTCGTCTTTTGCATACGGGGACACGATGGGCATCGCTTGAATTCCCTCGGCGCTCACTTGCAGAAAATAGGGGTTCTTCAGCTGAATTCGCCCATCAATGGACTCGTCCACTTCACCAAGAACTGCCCCCGCAGTCGTCATCAGAACTTTAAGCTCCATGGTCTGCGCCCTCGCTCACTTGCGCTGCGTTTTCAGATGCACTTTCGCTTGCGACATCATCGCTTTCAGGTTGGGTCGCTTCAGCAGATTGCTTCTTGGTGCGCCGTTTGTTTACGAGCGCCGTTTGCTCGCGATCTTGTGGCGTCTGTGGCGCTTCAACTTCAACTTGGGTAGAAGTGCCGGTCGAACCCAGTCCACCCACGCGATCGCCCTTCTGATGCGGAATGTCACCCAGCACCAGTTCAACCGAATCCTTTTTCGCGATCTGCATTTGTGCGATTCGGTCGCCGTGTTTGATAACGTACTGCCCGCGCGGGCTGTTGTTGATCAAGCAAACGAAAACCTCCTGGGTGTAGTCCTCGTCAATGACGCCCACTGCATTTGCAAGCGTGATGCCGTGTTTCAGACCCAGACCGCTTCGCCCGTACAGTTTGGCTTCATAGCCCTCAGGCAAATCAAGTGCCACGCCCGTGGGCATCATCATTCGCAGTCCGCGGTGAATCACAACTTGGCGCACGCCGTCAACTTCAGACACTTTGCGCTCAAGTCGGTCGCCGTTTGAGTTTTCGTAGTACACGACGACGTCACCTGACAGATCAGCGAACACGTCAAACGCTGTGGCGGATTGTGTTGCGCGAACGGGCAGGGTTGCGCCGCTTCGAACCAGGTTTACAGTAACTTTCATTTGTCTTCACTCCGTGCTTTCTCTCGGTACTTCTGATTCAAAATGTAATTGCCTTTGTCGTTGTACTTGATGCACTTGACTTTGGCAATGGCACCTTGCGCTTCAATTTTTCGGTCGAGCGTGATCAGACCCCACTCACTCAAACGCGAGGCGATGAACTTCAGACGCTCCTGGTCGACGTCCGTGTACCGAGTTGATGCACCCTTGCCGTCAAGAATGTAAAGGTGTTTAAAGTGAGTGAGATACAACTCACCATCAAACTCTGACAAGTGAACCACTTGCCACAAGATGGGCAGTTCGCCTTCTTCGCCGCGCTGGGCGACACCCATGCGTGTGAGGACCTCGCGAATGGTTTTTCGGTTTCGACCATCCAGGGTGATTGCGATGGGCATGTGATCTACGCCCATCTTGTCCAACGCTTGTTCCAAAATCTCGATACTCATTTTCCACCTTTAGATTCATGGGCATACGCATACAAGGCCGGCAAGTGCGGTTTCAGTGTATCGTACATGATGTCCGCCACTCGCTTGCTGTACCCGTAAAGTAATTTAACCACCTCGTAATACTCACGATCTAGACCCACTTGCTTCTTGTTCCACGGCGACCACCGATTGGTGTTGCGCGGCAGCATGTGGTAATAGAAATCGTAAGTCATCTGCGGGCTGTCGATTGTGAAGTCGTTCGCGATTTGCGCTTGCAAAATGCTGTCTAGCGTATTGCTGTAGGCCCGCGTCATCACGAAAGTGTTTAGCTTCTGATGCTGCTCGATTGTGAGTGGCGTGTTCTTGCTGTTGATGTTCTTGATGACATCAAACACGTCCAGTTCATCGTTTACGATCTTGACACTCATGGCATCAACCCTTAAATCGACATTCGGTCATGATTTGCAAACACATCGCAACGGCGTGAAGTTCAACGTCTTTCACGTGGGGCTCGTGTCGATCAAAATCATTCAAGATCAAGATCAGGGTTGGGATGCTGTCGCTTTCCACAATCTTTGACGCTTTCACATACAGCTCACGGCGCCACATGTAGAAATCCATGTCGATGTTTTGTGCTACCCAGGCACGCATGTCGGTGAAGTTTTTCTCACGCAACATTTTCAAAAGCAAAGACAGGTTTTCGTCCGTGACCATCACCTGGTTAAGGTTGAGCTCACCGCCTTTGATGTTGCGCTGGATCGTGTTGTAGATCTTGCGGATGTCTGGGAAGTATTGACGAAGCAGAACCTTAACCAGCATCTCGCGGTTGTAGATGACATTCATGTCACTGAGGTTTTGTTCAAGTCGCTTCAAAAACTTGGCAGCCATCTCTTGACGTTCTTCTTTACTGAACGTGAAGTCAATTTTCGGCGCTCGGCTGTAGATCGGGTCTGGGATCTTGTTTTGCTGGTTTGCGGTGATGATGAACTTACAGGACTTCTGGAATTCCTCTAAGATGCCCTTCAGCGAATTTAGGGCAGTCAAAGACATTCCGTCCGCTTCATCTAGGATGATGCACTTCATCTTTTCATTGAACGACATGCGAGAGGCGTAGTCACGCACTTTGGTTCGCACCGTTTCAATGTTGCCCTCTTCACTGGCGTTGATGATGATCCAGTCGTAGTCGAGCGTTTTTAGCAATGCGATGGCGCTGCTGGTTTTACCCACGCCCGCCGACCCTACTGCGGTGTAACTTTGCAAGCCGTTCTCAACATACCCTTCCATGATCGCTTGGATGCGCTGTGGCAGGATTGAGTCGTGAATGGTTTGCGGCTTAAATCGCTCAACGAGGGGCAATTCATATTCACTCATGTTGCATACCTTTTCGTATAAAAATGGGCAGGTTTTAAGCTGCCCAGTGAATGGCGGAAACGGTGAGATTCGAACTCACGAACGGTTGCCCGTCGCCGGTGTTCAAAGCCGGTGCATTAAACCACTCTGCCACGCTTCCAAAAAAACATTAGTGGGTGATGTAGCTTAGCACATATTTCAAGTCACCTTGCACACTATCAAAGACGACGCCTTTCGTCGTAAAGGTCACCACGTAGTCGTCTGGGATCATTTTGAGGTCACCGAAGGCGATGTAGAGGTTTGGCTTCTCGCTCAGGTCAACCACAGTGAAATCACCCACGTCCACGTCGTAGCTGTTGCCGCTCGCATCATTAGACCCACGTTCGACGTTCAGCAGGGTGACGCCGTTTTCATTCACGCGCATCTCATTCAGGCGCATGATGGCAGCGGCTTTCGTCGCGTTCTCAAACACCTTCTTGCTCATGTTGAACGTCACGCGGGTGTCGCCCAGTGAGATGGGTTTCACGCTGGGCGCATTAATGATGGCTTTGTTTGCGTACTTGTAGTGAACCATCTTGCGGCTGTCGCCGTCGCTGATGACACACTCGTTCTCGCGGTATTCAATCACCGGTGCCTCAAACAGCCCATAGACAGACAGAAATTCCGTCAGATCGTAAATGGCGAATTCGGTTGGGAATGCGTCCTCATCGTCGAGTGTGGCGATCCCAAATTTGTGATTTTGTGCGCTTGCAATGCGCACTTCTGTCCCCACGCGAAACAGAATTTGGTTTGAGATCGAAGCGAACGATTTCAAAATTTCAACGGTGCGAGCTTTCATAACATTCCTCAGAGTTTCAAAAAAAGTGCTGCAATCACTGAACCACTGTGTAGCCGTTCAGTTTGTTTAATTTAAGCGTGGCACGCGCCAGGCCCTCCAATTTCTCAGGCGTGTGGGTGATGATAAAGACGTTTGTGTCGTCCAGTTCAAAGAGCATCTGCGACAGCAACTGACTGCCCTCATAATCAAGTGATGCATCTGTCATTTCGTCGAAGAAAAGCAGGTTGCAGGTGAGGTTGCTTTTGAGCAAGCAGAACTGCCGCCAAGCAAACAGAATAGCCATGTCAATCCGCAACTTCTCACCTTCGCTGAAATTGTAGTATGAGAACTTGTCAACGCCGCGGTACTTGATGACTTCGTTGAACTCGCTGTCTAATGTGAACGTGATGAAGAAACCAAACTTGGCCAAGTTTTGATTGATGGTCTGGTTAATCAAGCGAAGCGAGTGGCTGATGATGCTTGACTTGATACCGCTGTCTTTCAAAGCGTCCAGGACGATGTCGTTGATGGTTTGTTCGTGCTGCAAAGCACCCAGGGCGCGGTACAGTTCGTCTGCTTGCTTTTCGTAATCGGCAATCTTGGTTCGCAACTGGTCAAGACGCGCGTCGTGATTGCTGACGTTTAGACGCTTGCTGTGGCTGTCAAGCTCAATCTGGTGCTCGCGTAGCTGAAGCGCCAGATCGTGCGCTTGTTGCGCGATTAAGGTGGATTCACGAAGGGCTTTCACCTTGGGTTCAAGTGACTTGGCTTTGGCGCTGGTGTCGCTCACGGCGTCTTGTAGCTTGCCAATCTTTGTGATGACGGACGCCAAGTGAACGTCAAGCTGTTCGGTTGTCAACGGCTGGTTGCACTGTGTACAGTTTAAGCCCGACTGCTCAAGTTCGCTCAGGTGGCGCTTCTCACTCTTTAGCTTTTCAGCCAACTGGATGTTCAGGGTGGTCAGTTTTTCGTACTGCGAAACCTCACCGTTGTCGACGATAATCTTTGAGCGTAGCGCGTTCACTTGTTCTTGCTTGGTTTCAACCTTGTGTTCAAGTTCAGCAATGAGGTTTGAGATTTCGCTTTGGCGTTCAATCTCCATCTGCTTTAGAAGCTTCGTCGTTTCAACCAGGCTGTCTCGCGCTTCATTCAACTTCGCAATCGCCACGCTGTGTTCTAATTGCGCTTGCTGCATTTCTTTTGAAAGGGCTGAGACAGCCTTTTGCTGGATCTTGTACATGTCGCCGAAGATTGAAAGATTCAAGACCGTTTCAACGAACTGGCGGCGACTGGCAGCATCCAGCTGCATGAAAGGGACATACTTCGTTTTGCTGATGATTACGGTTTGGGTGAAAATGTCGTAACTCATCCCAATGATCTTTTCAAGCTGGGCTTGGTAGTCGCGCACGCTTGCACTTTGATTGACCAGGGTGCCGTTCTTGATGATCTCAAACAAGTCAGGCTTGATGCCGCGCCGCACCACATAATGGTCGGTCTGGTCAATGGTGAAGGTGACTTCGCACAGCGTACCGCGCCCGTTGCGACTGTTCACGAGGTTCGCTTTGTTGATCTTGCGCAAGGGCTTGCCGTACAGTGCAAAGCAAATGGCGTCGGTGATGAGCGACTTACCGTTTCCGTTTTGACCGGTTACCACTGTGATCTTACTTCTGTCAAGAATTACCCTGACGGCGGTTTCGCCTGAACTCAAAAAGTTCTTGGCGCTAATCTCGTGAATATGTAAGCCTTTCATACAACATCCTACCCCATCTAAATTGTATTCTACGCGTCACTCGTAATCAGCAGCAACAGATATCGCGGCAGCATACACGTCATGAATTCGCTGCTTGACTTGGTCTCGCAAATCGCTTTGGGTGACCGCCCCGTCAATATACTCGTTGATGATTTCGCGCGTGTCTTTCATTTCAGCGTCATTGACCACGGTGCCGTCTAGCAGTACGCTGTCGCCGTACTCATTCACCGTGAACGTGTGGCAGTGCATGGCTAACTTATCGGTGAACATCTGCAACTTCGGTCGGTTGGTTTCTGCCAGGTTGCGAACATTCACCACCACGATTTTGTTTGCATACGGCGCATAATCAAACGCCAAGACATCAAGGTCTTTGTCAAACTCAACTGCGTCGTAGATTTCAAACTCGTTCTGGTGAAACGTGAGTTCCAGCGTTTCTGTGTCAAAACAGTGGAATCCACGCGCGTAGCCCAAGTCACCGAAGTTTGTCTGAAACGGGTTGCCCAGGTAATGAATGTTGCCCAAAGACTGCTTCGTGTGAAAGTGTCCGCTCCACACTTGGTTAAAGTGTTTGAAGGTTTTGCGCTGCAACCCAGTCTCGCACTTGTGTCCGCCACTGACTTCAAAATCGTTGATCTCAAAATGACCCGCCACGATTGACGCGTCGGTGGTTTTGATGAACTGCATCTGCGTTTCAAAATTGTCGCGGTTGATCCAGCTCACGAGTGCAATCTTGGTGCCGTCAAATGAAACCACTTCGTGTTCTTGGATCAGTTTGATATTCTCGTACGCGAGCTCAAACATGCTCATTGAATTGAAGTCGTTTGTGTTCTTGAACGTGACGTCGTGATTTCCTAAGATGGTTGTGAACTTGATGCCGTGCTCGACCATCTTGTCATAAAACATCTTACGCGCACGATCAATGGCGTAGACCGAAAGTTTGCGTCTGTTCTCCCACGAGTCACCCAGGCACAAAACTTCCTTGATGTTGTTAGCTAGCAAGTGCGGAAAAAACTGACGGCTGAAGAACTGCTCGTACTTGTCCAGGAAGTATTCTGAGCCGTCGCGCACGTCAAAGTGGATGTCAGTAATGATGGCAATCTGCATAGATGTCTCCGGTGAGCGTAACATTTTAACAAAGTGGAGTTTGGAAAAGTGAACCCGTCATCCAAAGCACACTTCGTCAATCATCGCGCCCACCGTAATAAAAGTTCAGCGCACTGTCGCGACCTACATCTGCCTCATAGCTTGCGTGTTCATGCAACTCGATAAACTCATTCATGGGGTCTGACATGATGGCTTCTTTCAGTCGCTGCTTACTGGCTTCAATCTTGATGCGATGCACCATCGCGTTCCAACTACAGTAGGTGAAGAAACCAAAGGCGTTAGAGCTGCGGTCGACCTTGAAGTGTGGAACTGCACGCACGCAAGCGAGCACCGCGTCGGCACGCATTTCGTCAATGAACGTGTAGCCGCGAAAATTGTTGCGCTGTGACATCCCCTCGGTGATCTTCAGGATAGCTCGGCCAATGGTGTCTGGAATCTGTGGCTGCGGTTCGCCCTTTTCTTTTGCTGCATTGTACCGGTTCACGTAGTTTTCAACGTCCTTAACCAGTAGGTCGTTGTCGACGTAGTTGACGACTTTCTTGCCGGTGACTTTAGATACCCGAACCTTGCCCACAGTGTTCTCTTCCGTGGCCACTGTGCTTTCAATATCAAATCCGTTTTCCATAAGAACCTCACTTCTGTTGACTTATTGTACAGCATCTGCTGTGTAGATGTGGGACGTTTTACTCTCACCTGATTTGTTGAAAGCTTCGCGCACTGCGGAAAAGTAAAGCGACATCACGTCGGGCGGCGGAGGCATGATGGTGATGACTTTGTGATCGTGGATATGCGCAAAAGGCATATAACACAGGTCAGGGTGCGGCACTAGAAAGCCACCCTCGTTCTCACCAAACATCACCACCGACGCAACGTGGTGTCGGTGAGTGACAGTTTGTGGGTTGGGGTCTTGACTGATGCCGATGTAGCAGTGGCCGGTGTCTAGGATGTACATGAAGATTGAGTGGTACAGCTCAAAAATAGATTCAAGGTCGTCCATAAAAATTCCTCACTGTGTTGTTTAATTTAGCAAGGAATTCGCGTGAAATTCATGAACGACGACTGGGGCTACAGCGTCTCGTGGGAGACTACAGCGTCTCGTAAGGGACTTCCGTGATGCTGTAGGGGAACCCTGCCTCCTCATAAATCTCAAGTCGCTTGATGAAGTGGCGGTAGGTGTGGTTCGGGTGAGTCACTGTTCGCCCGTGCGACTGCAAATCGTCCGCGATGTCAATCACTGTCACCGCGCCCTTGTTTTGCATCTGACGCAACAGTCGACCGATGCTTTGCAATAGCCGAATCTGTGTTTTCAGTGGATGCGCGAGGATCAGTCGGTTTAGCCGCTTAAGGTTGATGCCGGTTGAATAGGTGCCGTAAGAGGCGAAGATGACGTGGGCGCCGTTGACTTCATCCACTTGTGTGATGCGCTCATTCAAGCAGTTCACTTTGTAGCTGTGCGCTTCAATGTCGCGGCAAATTTCACGATCAATCACAGTGCCCACCTTAAGGGCGTTGAACGTCGCGTCTCGGTCACTCAGGTTAAAGGTGAAGCCGCTTTCAAGCGTTACGGTCTTGAACTTCGGAACGACGTTTTCAACCTCGTGGCGGATGCGCTCACGCTCATCGGCAGACACGTCTCCGCTAACAAAGTGACACACTTTGAGGCTTTGGTTCATGCGTGAACGCGCTTCGTCATACAACTTCAGACCGTGCCCTTCAATGAGGTTGAACAAGACCAAGGTGTTCTTGTCGCCGCCCTCCAGTGAAAGGTCAACGATGTAGCGGTTGCGTGAAGCGTCGTTTATCAGCTGGTTGATTTCCTTGTGGTAGTCTGATTTCTTCATCATCTTGCGTCGGTCGTTGTCGTATGTGATGACACGACAGTCTACCCTGCACGGTGCAAGCTGCCCGCTTTCGATAAGCTCACGGGTCGTGACAAAGCGAATCACCTTACCAAATCGACCTTGGAGTTCAAGCTCATGTAAGGCACTGTCCTTCAAGGTGCCGGTGAAGCCAAAGCGAAAGGCAGTTCGCGTCAACGAATTGATGATGTAGGTCAGGCTTTCACTTGATGCCAGGTGCGCTTCGTCGCAAATGTAAGCGTCAAACAACTCAAGTTTATCTTGGCTGTACTTCACCGCACTTTGCCACGTGGTGATAGTCACACGCGGGTTGGCCACTGCCTTTTTTGACTTGCTGCTCGCTTGCGAGTGGATGACTGCACACTCGCGTTTGACATCAAACCCATCGACGGTATAGTCGACGAAATCGCCCAGTAGCTGATCGCAAAGTGAAATATTGGGTGTGGTGATCAGGATGTTCTTGAAGCCGTAGTCTAGCAGATAGCGCACAATCAAATAAATCATGAACGACTTGCCGCTGGCTGTAGGCGACAGCGCCAAGAGCTTGTTCGCTTTGATGGCGGACTCAAAATACTTGACTTGGTAGTCCTTTGGCGTGTACTTGAACGTCTGCTTCGTGATCCACGTCGGGTCGTATTTGATTGAACGCTTCAGCCCATGATCAACCGTCACCGTGTAGCCGCGCTCACGTGCGAAGTCGATGACGTTCATGATCAAGCCGGTGTACATGACGCCGTTCTTGAACATGGAAATTCGCCCATCCCAATCACCGTATTTGAACTCAGGGCTGTATTTGTAGCCGTCAACGAAGAACGAAAACGCTTCGTGAAGTTTTCGGGCTATGGGTGCATCACACTGCACTTCCATGAATACTTCATCGCGCTTCTTGAGGTGGATGTTGCTCACAGACGACTCCATGATCGTTAAAAATTCTAGAAAGTGTAACAGGTGAAGCGATCGTCTAAGATCTCAGCGAGGTAGGGTTTAACCTTGCCCCAAGACAGTTCACCGTACCCGCAACCCGGTTGAGGCAGCGCAACGCTTTTCCACTGGCGCAAGTCAGTCAATTCAACCAATCGCATTGCGCTGTCGCAGATGAGGTCAATCGACGCTTTGCAAGCGAACCCAGGAATTATTTCGCCGGGCACGAAATTCATATGGCTCACGAACTCATCGCCGGTGGTGCAGATGATGCTCACAGGCTTAACGGGGAAAGACACGACAGCTGGACGACCACCTAAAATCACTTGCGTGACATTGCCGTTTTTCTTGATTGCGTCACCCAGGATGAACGGAATGTTCGTGAACATCTGTGCCAATTGCTTAGCGCATCCACGACCCATGACAGCGGCACCGTTGCCCTTCACGAAACCGTTGGTCGTAATGCAAACGGCGTCACAGTTAACGTAGAAAATGTCACCGCGACCTTCTTTCACGTCTTTGCTCCTCAAACTTGCAAAAAGCCCGCATAATGCGAGCTTCTTTAGAATGTACCACGGTCAACGCACAGATCAACTGAAGTCCCGAGGTGGCAGCTCATGGTCACGACGAGAATGCAAGAACTCAAAACACTGCACGTTCTTGGTAAGGTCTGGAACAGGCTGAGCGCAAACTTCATCGACTTCATCTGCCCACGCTGCTTCACAGACTTCATCAACCTCGTGTAGCCACGCTACCTGCTGCGATTGAACGGCCTTCATCTGATGTTTCCTGCAACTTGTTTAGTGAGATTTAAGTATAGCAGAACAGCGAATTGCTGCAAGCCTTTTATGCAATAATTTTTTAAATCATTGCTTTCGCTGCCCTTTCATTGCGCATCACTTCAGGTTGATGCTTGACAGCACCCTTTCATCAAAATCATCAAGCGTATTCAAGAACTCAACAAACCGCCATTCGTAGTCCTTGCGCTTGGTGAAAACGACAGTTCGTTGAATTTGGTTGATGGCTACCACGGAGCCTTTGGGTACCAGCCAAAGAACAGTGACCAAATCACCAGAGCGATTTGTGATAAGTTCAGCACACATTTCACTGAACTTATTTGGGGCGATGATGGTTACATTGCCGTTCTTCAAATGCTTCAGGTTCTCAGGTGTGGTGAGAACCTTAGCAAGCTGTGAGGCAGTGATCAAATTCTTCACTGCGTCACCAAATTCCGACGACGTCAACAGCGTCTTTCGACACAGTGTTGTCTTGAGCGACGTTGTCTTTCGACACAGCAGTGTCTTGAGCGACGTTGTCTTGCACGTCGTCTGGGAAGACAATGCCCTGGTAATTGATCGGGTTGTCGAATTCAGCGACCCGCCATCCGCGATTGCGACGAGTGTACACAATTTTCACCGTCTCTTGAACGAATGCGACGACGCTGTGCTTTGGCAGCGACTTCAGCAGTTTGGTGAGGGCGCCGACGTCTTCCTTGTGAACGAGGTTGATCAGATCGCTTGCGACTTTGGTTGGCACAACGAGGTCCAGGTTGTAAGCAATTGCGCCCGATGGGACTTCAGTGGTGGCATCTTCAAGCTCAACGAGGTTGATGGCCAACTGCTGTGATGGGATGACGACACACATGATGTTTCCTGCAACTTGTTTAGTGAGGCTTCAGTATAGCAGAACAGCGAATTGCTGCAAGCCTTTTATGCAATAATTTTTTAAATCATTGCTTTTGCTACCCTTTTCATCAACTTTTTGTACTCACCCAGCGTCAGAACGTACCGCTTTTTCAAGAACAGGTCTTCGTAGTCAACCAAAATTCGGTGGTTGTTGCCCGGCACGTTGTTCTTGGGGATCGTCAGTCTGACGCTTGATGTCGCAGGCGTGCCCGTGAACGCGACGGACAACTTCTCAATTTCAAGGTCTGTGATGTTCGTGTATACAGTGCCGTTAGGTGCCAAAACTTTCATGACATGCTGTCCCATACGTTTCGAACGCGAATGGCGTTGATGTTGCCGCGGTGCATTACAGCCCCAAACACTTGGTTGAGGTACTGCTCAATGTCTGGCGTGCCGTCCGTGTACTCAAACGAAATGGCGTCGCCGTTGTAGATGGACGCTCGCTTGTTGGTGATGAAGTAGTGACCGCTCAGTGACTGGATAGCGGTTGCGATTTGCTGCTTAACTTCCACACACGTCGGGCAGTTCGGGTTGTAGTGACTCGGGTGTTCAAAGCGATAAGTGTAGGGCGTGACGTGCAAGCGATCGCCGATTGTGTTGAACGTGAAGTCGCACTCAAACTTCACCTCTTTGTGCGAAACGCTGCTAACGACAACGCCACGGTGAAACAGAAACAGTCGGATGGATTCACTGACCGAAAACGAAACCGAGTTCATGTAGGGCATCTGACAAACAATCGGTTCGCCACACGCCGCGTCCACTTGCGCTGCGCCAATGCTGACCCTTTGTTTGCTGTCTAGCGTCGATGGGCGTGAATAGCCCGGCAGGAACAGCAGACCTGAAAACGTCGACAGGGCGCCGCTCAGGTGAGGCAACTGGTCATCCTGGACGCTGTAAGTGAGGTCAAATGAACGCGGCTTCGGAATGCCGTTGTCGTCGTAGATGATACAGTGAAGCAGGCTTCGGTGTTCCACGCTGTTGGCTCCCCGTTGTTCGTGGATTATTTTACAGCAGATCGCACACGGTCAACAAACCAACCCACTCGCGTGCGAACACAGTGCCGAGCGTGCGAAAGCTCCCCGTGCAAGCGTCCGCGAATTTGCTTTCTGTACGAAACCGCGAGATTTGCGCGAGAAGGCGCGTCAAAAAGGCACTCTGGTACACTTTAACCTGAAAGCTGCGAGATAGCCCTCAAAACGCGCGAGAATGCGAGCAATCACTATTCGCCACACAAGTTTTGAGTGCGAGAAGCAGAATGCGTGAAAAAAGTGCCGTTTTCAGCAGCAGATCACTGGGCAGTTCACTTCGATGCTGTTTGAGCCGATTGGTGAGTGTGTGATCGTGCTAGCCAACCGCGTGATGGGCTCACCACATCCTGCTGATCGCTTGATTGGTCTTTTCGCTCACGACCCTTGTCATGACTGGATCAAGCCACGTCAAAAAAAGTCAAAATTTTTTTGACTTGGTTAAGTCTTTGATTTTGTTAAATTTGCAGCGGCAAGAATTGAAATTCTTTTTATTTTTCAATAATTTAAAAAATTTGCTTTTATAAATTTTTCTTTTATAATTATCAAAAAGCATTATTTCAATGAAGTAATGCAATCAAAGATCAAGAACGAGCGAAGCGAGTTTTTGAGATTTGATTGCTGATGAGCGAAGCGAATCAGCTTTTGATTTTTTTTTTTTTTTTTTTTTTTTTTTTTTTTTTTTTTTTTTTTTTTTTTTTTTTTTTTTTTTTTTTTTTTTTTTTAGTTATAATACATAAAAATCAACTTAAGATTTTGATTTTGATTCACTACGTTCATCAAAATCAAAATCAGAAAAAACTGAAAAAATACACACTGAGCTCACTTCGCTCGCTCAGTGAACGTCAAGCCTCGCTGCGCTCGCCTCGACGTTCATCAAAATCAGAGTCAAAGTCAAGACCAAAGTCAAAGTCAGAATCACACTGAGCTCACTTCGCTCGCTCACTGTTCTGAGAGGCGCTAGCTCGTTCACTTCGTTCACTCACTCACGCCTCTCGAAAAAAAATTCGAGATCAAAGACTTAAATCAATGAAGAACCAAAAAATCATGAATATGAAAGAGATAAAATTATTTTGTAAAAGGTATTGACAACTAAAAAATGGTAATCTAATATATCAAATGCCGCTTTAGATCCCAAAAGAAATATAAAATGAGGGTGGCGGCCGCGGCGGCGGGCGTCCCCCGAAGTGAAAGGTAAAAGACGATAACGAATAGCCGATCGTGGCGATCTAATGCGTTCTAAAGCCCATCAAAACGAAATCAGGTTAAAGGGTACCAGATAGGTACTTGAGTGCGATCTCGCGCAAATCTCGCGCACTTCAGCATGTGGTGGTGAGTGTCACACGCTGAAGTGGGTATCGGCAGTTGAGCTGTCACATGAGCTGTCACATGAGCTGTCACATGAGCTGTCACATGAGCTGTCACATGAGCTGTCACATGAGCTGTCACATGAGCTGTCACATGAGTGGGTACGGTTCTTTGTTCGAGCGAAACTTTCGTGACACGATGAAGCCGCGTGTGTTTTCAACTCGAATTGATTCGTCGATGGGTGACACCAGCGTTCGGTTATCGGGTCTGAAGTAAAAGGTGGGGTGGTAGGGGCTGTCGGGGGGCATCGTTTCACCTTGCCACATTTCGTGCGCAAACTTTATCACAACCTTGGGCAGTCGGTCGTCGGTTGGCGTTTGTGAGACATGTTCACTTCGCGCGCCCTGGAGTACGCCCTCGCAATTGTTCAGACCGTACTGTGGGTTGCCGTAGTCGCGACCGTACATGGACTGTTTGATGATCTCATCACTCTTGATCGTGTAGCCGCCCTCGCCCACGTGAACCTTTATGTTCTCAAGCGTAGAGTGTGCGAACTTCACGACCTTGGCTTTGTTGAAGTCAAAGTATTTCATTCGCACGGCTTGGGCGGGTGTGAGTACCGTTCGCGTCTTCAGGTATTCGAATTTTTCAACAGTCTTCATTTGCTTGATTTCTTTGACTTCTTTGTTGATGTACACAAAGGGCTTCTTGACGTACTTCGCATTGACCGCTGCGGCTTTCACGAACAAGTTGATTTCGTGCTTCGCTTCACTTGACATCTTGTCGATTGAGAGGGCACTTTTTGTGACCCCGCCGTACTGCTGGAAGTCGCTGGGCTTGTTGCCTTTCTTGTATGAGAAATAACCGCACTCGTACAGGTGCATCTTGTCACTGGGTGTTTGGTCTGAGGCAATCAAGATGAAATCGCACTTGTGTGTGGTGCCGTTAGCGGGCCAAGCGGCCACCACGTTCTGATAGACTTTTTTGCCGAGGTGCAGTGTCACGCCACGTTGAATGCCGGCGAGCAGCGCATTGGTGTCGCCCATCTCCCTGTGATGTTCCAGGAACGCATCTAAGGTCTTGTGGATCGTTTCGTTGATGAGTGAGATGACCTCATGATCGCTGCCGGTGATGGATTTGGTTTTTAAGTTCGTTGGGGCGTTTTTCACCTTTGTTCTGACGAACTTTCCACCCAGTGCCGTATACTCGTCCACGACTGTTCGATTCAACCTGAAACTCTTGCTGTTCTTGAGGCCGCGAAACTCAAACGTGTACTTCTTTTGGCTGCTGTCTGACGTGAAAGTGGCGCGAACCACTCTATTTTCGTGTGTCACTTCGGTCAGGGCGAACGTGGTGTGTTCTTTGCGAGCGTTCGCCACGCTGTAGCTGTATTTCTTGTCGACGCCTTTTTTGTTGTGCGCAAGCTGCACCGTGAGCCAATCGTAGATGTCGTTTCGGACATCGTCCAGCGTGTTGCTGTTTGGTGCCACCTTTGATCTACCCGAGGGCTCAAACACCACAGACTTGTTCTTGGGCGGGATGCAATTGATCTTGTGTTTTTTCGTCACCTGTTCTGTGACGTCCTGGCAAAATTGTTGGGCTAAGTCCTGCTGTTCTTTGCTGCTCATTTAGTGAACTCTCTCATTTTTTTCATACATGTAATTTACCTAGAACTGTGGTAGAGGCAGCCAAACAAGACCGGTTGCAAATGCCGCGATATGCTGTATAATTGACCTACGCTCACATAGCTCAGTTGGCAGAGTCACGGTTTTGTAATCCGTAGGTCGTGAGTTCGAATCTCACTGTGAGCTCCAATTAAAACGCACTGGGTGACAACATGAACGATATGAACAGCGTGAACAGCGCGAACCCTTGGATGAAGCCTGAAGTCACTCCACCTGAACCTGAAACAGTCTATGAGCTTTTCGTGTACGACCCTGACACGGGCGAAACCGACTGCATCGAGTGTCTCTACACCGATTACGGGTCAGATCAATTTGTGTGGGAGCAGATTGAAGAAACCAACTGGGTACCGTTGTGGTATCGCCCCATTTACGACCTTGATCTCAAGGCGCGCGTCAAAGAGATTGGCTTAGACTTCAAAGCCGAAACCGACGACGTTGACGAATCCTTCTGGGGGGAGTGATTTTGATGCTCATGTTTGAGTGGGAGCTTTCTTTTTCGCTGGGTCGCCGCGTCATTAAAAATGAGTGGTTCCCAAATGAAACCAGCGTGGTGATATACCATTTCTTCTTCTTCAACATCATCAAAGTCAGCGGGTACTTGTGGGCGCGTGTTGCTTACGACTTGCGACACCCAGACAGCCGCGCTTGTGTTGCTGAAATCAAGCGATTGGCTGGGGTAGATGCCACTCGGGTGGGTCACCAAGTGGGCTATGCAATGGGTATCGCCGAAGCAGGTTCACAGTTTGAAGCATTGAAATCTGAGCACGCGAAGTTGGTTGAAGAAAACAAGCGACTGACGTGTGAGAACGACAACCTGCGCGACATGCTGCTTCAACTTAGCAAGTGCAGGTGATGCACTGCTGTTGCCGAATTGCTTGATGGGCGACCTCACGGTCGCCTTTTTAATGGTTGGTTGTGGGTGACTTTACTTTGCCGCAAATTGCTGTTATTTTACCCATGATTAGATCAGATGGTGATTCTTATGAACGTGAAAGGTCGATTGGTTTCGATTGTTTTTTTCGTCTCGTTCACGGTTGTTGTTGCGATGCTGTTGGTTTTCAACACACTCAAAGCGACAGTGAGTGAACGCTGCCCCACTCAACCTGCATCGGGGAGTGATTGCCGTGAATGAAATGTCGATCGTCGTTGATCCGCCCACACCCAGTGAGATCAGAAAGATACGAAAGGAGGTGGGTACCCAAGAGTATTGTGCTCGCAAGGTGGGCATCAACTTGAGCAACTGGCAAAGGTGGGAGCGCGGTGAGACCAAGCCACATGTTAGCACTTGGGCACTGTTCTTGCTTTCAACTGACCGACACCCGCACTACAATCTCAAGGCGTTGAAAAAGCAAGACAGCGTCGCGTGAACGTGAACCTGCTTGGGGCATCTCAACACGGTGCCTCAAGCAATCGCTTCAAGCGGCTGCCTCAAGCAATCGCCTCAAGCCGCTACAGTTGAATCGCACGCAAGTTACAAAATAGTTGACGACGAACTTTACTTCTTACCGCAAATTGCTGTAAAGTGACCTCAACATCAGTTAGCGATTTGAGAAGTTCTCATGAAAGCACGCACACAGCCCCGCCTGAAATACCGTTTGGTTGAACCCGTTGACATCGACGGCACCACGTACTACCGAGTTCAACTTCTGAAAGGCATTGAACGCTTTAACGCCGAAGCCGGTGACTTTGGTGGGCTGGTTCGCACCCACGCTGATTTGTCACAAGAGGGCGACTGCTGGCTTGATTTTGACAGCGTTCTCTCAAACGGTGCTACTTTGCGCGGCAACGCTTACCTGGAAGATTCAACTGTAAGTGGTCCCGTTACTGTGACGGGTGATTCGGTCATCATTCACAGTGAATTGCAAGCTAGCCCGTCAGGCGAGAGCACCATCGCGGACAGTTGGTTGATGCACACAACGCTTCGCGGACGCTGCCAAATTTCAAAAGGTAGCTTCATCGACACTTGTGTGATTGATGGCGACGTCACTATCAAGCGAGGCTCGAAGATCAGAGACTGTTCGATTTCAGGCATCGCCAAGATCAAAAAGTCAACGCTGTCTGGTTGCGCCATCAGCGGCAAAACCAAAGTCGTTTTTTCTGAACTGAATTTGGTCAAGATTGACAACGGCAGCACCATCATGGGTTCAGACATCAGCGAGTGCCACATCAAACACTGCGGTTTTTTCAACTACGCGCAAATCGAAGACGACAGCGATTTCATGTTTTTCAACGATGAGTTCTATAACGTGTTAGCAGTTCGCGACAACGACTACCACGGCGGTGCCTTTGTTAGCTTCAAACGACACCCACTGCCCACTCGTCACATGTCATTCAACGAATTCAAAGACTACAGTGAATCGACGATTGAGGTTGAAAGTTCACGAAAAATGATCGTTGAAAAAATCGATCAATTCGTCAAGTCAAAGTGAGGTCACGCCGTGTCCGATTGTAACGTGGGCGGTGCCGAGGTCCTTCAAACAGCGTACAAATCGCTGATGCGTCAAGGCGTTGACGTCGTTGAATTCTTGAATCTGCTGATGCTGTTTCGGAAGTTCTTCTTTGACAACATCAGCGACGCCATTGACGCTGATTTGATTGATTGCTGGAAGATGATTGACGGCACCTGGGCGTTTCACATCAACCTGTGTGAGTTTGTTAGCGCAGAAGAGTGTGCCGACCTAAACGACAAGTGGCAGGACGTCATGATTAACTGGATGTATGCCGACAAGCTCACGCGCCGTAGTGTACTTGACCACGTGAGCGTTCACTTCAGCTACAGCTAAGCCGTTAGCGATTTGAATTCATCCATAGACAGGCGCCGCACTTCGCCTGTCTTTTTGTTGCGCACTGTGACCATAGTTCGCCCATCCACGCACTTCCCCGCCTGACGCCCCAGCAGAAAGATCGTGAAGCGATTTTCATCGGCGAGCTTGATCATGTTCTTTTGGTACTGGTACAGGTTGAACTTTTGATAACTGCCCGCGTCCATGTCCTGGATGTAAGCGTAGTTCTGCAAAAAGTAATAGACGTCATTGGCGCACTTGCCGACCTCATCAATCATCTCGTCCGTGTAGTCGATTTCGACGTTGGCACCCTTCAGCGTGGTTATTCCCTTGTAGCAGTTATTTTCTTTGAACTCATCTGAAACGTCATCAATCTCAGGCGCGATCGCCACTTCACGAAACGCATCCGCGCCCACCGTGTTGTCGAATGGAATGTTGTGTCCGTATTCTTTGAGCTTCACTTGTGGGTGAAATTGCTGTTCGTTCAGCGTTTTCTTGACCATGGTCATTACCGCAATTTGCGTTCTGTGTTATGATGTGCAATAGTTAGCCCACTTTTCAGGGGGGAGTTTACCGTGCAATCATCTGATACTTTTGTTTCTTCTTTGAAGTCGCTGCCGTCAACATTCGACACGCCGGTGACAAGCGAGCGTGAATTTGATGACCTTGCCGCGGCAGCAAACATCATCAACCGAGCGCGTGAATCATTCGAAGAACTCTTTGTGCGCAAACACACGGCAGACAAGAGTGATGTCTCGCTGCGGGGAGAGTCAATGTGAAGAAGTATATGCTTGTAGGTGAGCCCGAAATCACCGAAAACGGTGTCACACTCAGACGCATTCGTGCCCTGAAGGACATTGAAGCCTTTGGGGTCAAGAAAGGTGACCTTGGCGGGTTCGTTGAAAGTGAATCAAATCTGACATACGACGGCAACGCATGGGTAGGCGGCGACGCCAAAGTCTACGGTGAATCTCGTGTCATTGGTAATGCGCTTGTGGACGGCGCGTCTCAAGTTTTCGGACATTCGTGCATCAGAGACAACGCGGTAGTCACCGGCAATGCGTCTTGTGAAGACACCTTTGTCGGAGACACTGCTTTGGTGTGTGAGAACGCTTGTCTCATGAACTCGCGCATCCTGGACTCAGCTGTGGTGAAGGGCAATGCGTCCATCAGATTTGTCCGGGTATATGAGCAAGCAACCGTCAGCGGTAACTTGCAGTCATACTTCAATCCTTTGTCGTTTGGCAGCAATTCGCAAATTAGCAACATTTCACAGTTCATGACAATGCGGCTGCCTGAGTGCAACCACAGCGCCTACTGCATTTATCGCGACGGTGATGGTGTGCTGTGGTTTGAGCTGCTAGATGTCTTTGGCTGTGAGAGATTCACCCTGAAGCATATGCTCGAACGCGACCGCGCCTTGTGTGACTTTGCAGTCGAAAGGCTATCAAAGACTCGCGCTGCTGATTGAACAAGGTACTCACCCTGTTGTGTGCTGTGACGCGGCAACGTCAGCGCCACACAGGCACGGCAAGCGCCCAGCCTAACCCATCATGCCCTTTGTTCACTAAAACGCGAGACAACGCGAATCTCGCGGTTTAAGGGTGGGTCTTGGCAGTAAAGTAATCTCGTCATTTGTGAATGAGTGGATGTATCGTGAAGTCAATCAAGAGTGTTCATCAGTTGAAATACGGCGAGTGTGTGATTTTTGATTCAGAGTTTGCGTCGCAATACTTGAGCGACTACACACCCCCGCCCCAGCGATACCCGGGCGTCACCAAGATCCTGTCTGCCACGAAAGACGACAGTTTCTTGATTGCGTGGCGACAAAAGGTCGGTGACGCTGAAGCTGATCGCATCGTCAAAGAGTCAACCGACATCGGCAGCGAGCTTGACCGTCAGATCTTTGAATATCTGAAGAGTGGCACAGTGCCGCTTAATAATAGTCCGCTGTTCACGCAATTGAAGCCCTACCTTGACAAGATAGATCCTGTCGCGCTCCAATTTGAGGTTGCAAGCGACAAGATGAACGCCAAAGGGATTTTAGATTGCCTCGGATACTTTGATGGCAAGCTGTCCATCATCGATTTCAAAAATTCTCGCACAGTAAAGCGACATGAGTGGCTGGACGACTATTGGCTACAATTGACGTTTTACGCGATGATCATTCACGACACCTACAAGGTGCCCGTGAAGCAACTGGTTCTAATGATTGCGAACCGCGCAATCAACGAACCCACAATAGCCCTAGATGGAGTCAAAGACCATGTGGAAGATGCTTGTATTCGGCTTGGTGATTACCGCGCCCTTCGCTAACGCAATCGCAATGCACCCCCCTGAGGGACGTTTCACAGCTCGCGACAAAGAGTGCATGGCCACGGCCCTGTACCATGAAGCACGCGGTGAACCCAAAGCCGGCCAAAAGGCTGTCCTGGGTGTGATTTTAGAGCGAGCCAAGATGCCTCGCGTATTCGGTGACGGTGTTTGCGGCGTCGTCTTTAAGAAAGGGCAGTTTTCGTGGACCAAGTATACGAAAAGCGCCCAGCGCAATAGCGACTTTGATCGCATGATGGATGTGGTTGATGAAACCTTGATCGAAGGTAAGACGCCCTGTCAGAGCACCCGGTATTTCACCAGCGGTCGCTACAGTGGAAAGGCACGTGATGTCTGCGTCATCGGTCGCCACAGGTTCTACAACATCTAGAATCGCGCTTCACTAGCGATCGTGATTCACTAGCGATCGTGTGGCGCATAAAGTAAACTAGGTGACTGCCCCGGAGGTCACTATG